CATAAATAGCCGACTGCTTTTTCCGCAGTTCAGGGTAAGCATCAAACAACTCAGGGTGGTTTAACCCTTTATCCAAGTCACCGCTGGCTGATATTTCCCCAGATTTCCCTTGGTGTGAAAGGTTCGTTTTTGCGGAGTTGTCCGGTATCTCAAACCGCCATTGACCATCGGGGCCGATCCCCCACCCCTCTTCGCGCCAGACTTTCGCAGGATCAGTGCCGTGAGCTAACCGTCGTTCAGCGATTGCTTTCTTAGCCAGATTTGCTGTCTTAGCCCCAGCACCCGCGAATACGCCCAACGCCTTCAACGGTGCCATCTCAATACCGGGGATAGCGGAGAGAATATCTAAAATGCCACGGGCATTCTCTTGACGGGCCTCGTCCTCTAGGTCACGACCTTTATCTGTGACTGACTTGGAGAAATCACGCCCCTTGTACATCGCAAGGGGAGACCTCCAAGTAGGGGATGACGCACCGGCCATAGTCGGCTCCGACCAAAATGTCAGCCGATCATATCATTAAACTATTACGCTGTATAGGGGTTAGCGTAGGTCAGTCGCGTCGGCTGTGAGTAGTCCCGCTCGTACGGCTCCTCGTCGGGTTCTGCCTTCTGCATCTCAAGCAGCTTGTTGTCGCGCACGAACAGCATGGCTCGGGTCATGGTGTCGATCAGACCCGTCTCGGTGTCGTTAGGGAACCGGTCACACTGCTCCAACAGGGGTCGTGACCAGCTAATCGGCTGGCCTGCGGCCTTGGACGAGGGCATGACATAGACCGCCCCCATGTCGAATATGGGCGCGCTCTGATGTACCCGCTCGATCAGGTCAATGTCACCGTTCTTGTAGTTCGGCACACCAATGTTAGCCCCGCGCAGGTCAAGCACCAGCGAGTCACCGGCCCCCTCGGAGCCGATCAGCACTGTGTCGGCCTTATACACCCGCGCACCCTTGGTTGGGTTGCCATACTCGGCGTGCCAGTCCCTGATGATCTTCTGCCGCAGCGCCGTGTAGGTCATCTTCTCTGTCCAAGCGTCGAGCAGCAGCATGACCCGATCCCCCTTGTACTCACACACGCCCCACACCGTACCCGCCGTGGCGTCGTTGCTCGTCTTCTCAGTGTAGGCACCGTGGTAAGACTGGATCACGTTGTCGAGCACCGGGATGTCACCGCTCCACACCCTGAACTGGTCAGAGGTGAGCAGGCCGCTCCCGACAGGGTACGCTAGGCTGATCGCCAGTGCGTCGCCGCAATTTTCAACGAGGATACCGTTTGCGTAATAGACGTTATCCTCGGTAAGTGTCAGGTTATATGTTTCTGTCTTTGTTTGCGAGCTTACCTGAACAGAGACGAGAACAACATTTTTTAGGCTTAATCCGACGACACTCAAACAGCGATCCGCAAACAACACAAGATTTTTCAACAAACTCGGGTTTGATGTTTGGGGCTTGGGCGCACTTGTGACTACAGTACATTCGAGTTGTGTATTTATGATGAACGAATTCTTTGTTGCAGGTTTTGCAAACAGACACTTCGCTTTTGTTCCTACGATACGCTGAAGCCTGCATACAGTTGTTTGAACAGAATTTCGTACGATCTGGGAAATACGTTTCATACGTCTTCCCGCAGTATTCACAAGGTTCAGGAGCGGGTACAGGTTGTCGATCTTCCCATGTGTTCTTTCCGTGTTCAGAGTGCCATGCTCGACCTTCGTCACTACCGTGCCACGCTGGGGCTGCTTCTCTGGCTTTAACGAGTCCTTCCCATTGGTTTGTTGATCGTTCCTTGTCTGCCATACATTCGACCATGTGGGCGCTGATGTGATCCCTACCGAAGACACACTCAAGGTTTTCAATCCGATTGTCTGTCCAATCGCCGTTTTTATGGTGGATATGGTGTTCTTCAGGAATCTCCCCAAAATGCTCGATCCAAATTCGACGATGAAGAAGTCTTTCCGCGACAGTGGTTCTCCCTGACTGATAGTATCGACCTGATGTTTGAAGCCAGAATGGCTCACTCTTGTAAATGATTTTGCTAGGAATCTCCACAGTAACCTCCTAATAAATGAGTCGAGTTCTATACCATTGGACATTGCCAATGCGTTAAGTCTAACCCAACCTTTATCGAAAGTAAATACCCTGTGGCTTCCTTTCCCTGATAACACGCGACCATCTGAAAACGTAACTGTCGTGATCGACTCCACAACGGTCTCATGCACCATCAATACCCGTGAAGCGCCAAACGGTGTTGTCACCAGATCACCCACTCGTACCTGCTCAATGGGGATTCGTCCATGAGGTGTGGTGATCAACGTACCAGCTACGAAGCAGTCCGGTGACGGTATCCCGCGCTTCTTCATGTCCCCCTTACTCTCCAACTGTATGCTGCCGTTAGAGGACGTCTTGTACTGAGGCGCGCACAGGTCGGCCTTAAGCGCCTTGTTGTCTGCTGCTGGGTTGTCACCCATGCTGCCGATGGTGGCGGTGCGTAGCCAGTCGCGCATTGTCCCCCACATCTCACTGCGCTTGTTAAAGTAGGCGATGGGGTTGTCTGCCCTGCTGCCGAAAGACACCCCACGCACCTTGTAGTTCTGCTCGACCAGCCGGTCAAGTACCCCGGCACCCAGACCACCCTCGTCGACGATAGTCAGGTCCGGCTTCCAGACCTTAATCGCCTCGATCACCTTGCCAACGAGCGCCATTGTGTCAAGCCCGTGGTAGCGGATCATCCGCAACAGTGTGCGTCCCCGACGTATCGCCAATATGGACGCGTCGTTGCCGAACCGCGCCACGTCGACCCCCATGACGGTGGGTGCGTTAGGCTCTGGAGACGGCTCGCGCTCCATCGCCTCGTCGACCAGTTTGGGTGATATGAACTGGTTGTCGCCCACGGAGGGGAACTGACCATACACCTCGACCTTAGCCTCATCTGAGTCCTCACCATACCGAGCGATGATGTTCTCAAACGGTGTGTGGTTAATCCCCTCGACCGTGCGACTGTCGATCTGACGTGTCCGCCACATGGACTTGTTACGGTGGAAACAGTCGAAGAACGCCCCGGTGTTCTGTCGCGGGTTACTGAACGTGAGCCAGAACCGGTCAGGGATGTTCTCGGTAAAAACCCCCTCCTGCACCGTCCATATGTTCTCGGGTATGGAGCTGGCCTCGTCAAAGATGGCCAACTCACCGTCGAAGTTGTGCGCTCCGGCAAACGCGTCCGGGTTCTCCTCAGACCATAGCTGACCAGCAATGTAATAGTAGCGCGTGGACTTACTGAGACCCTGTGGACTCTCAATAAACTCCTTAAACCACTTGGACGGCGTGATAGCGGTGGAGGCGATGTCGAAAAACTCGCTGTTAATCCCCCGCGCCACCCACTTGGCAATCTCAGGGAACGTCTTGGCGCGCAACTGAGGCTCACCGTTCGCCGCTACCCATGTGCTGGACCCAATCCGGGTGCTCATGAACCAATGGCTGATCATCCCAATGAACGCCGACTTCCCCGGACCACGACCCGAGGCCATCGCCATGCGGAAAAAGTCAGGTAAGGTGTTGGTGATGGTCTTCTGCTGGGTCGCTTGTCGCAGATACTGTTCCATCTCCACCATCACCTCGCGTTGCCATTTGCGAGGCCCATCAAATTCCTTCAAATCACCAGTTTTCCACTCATAAGCCCATAACGCGAACTTCAACGGTGAAAAATAGAAGTCGCTGGAGAGCATTCTCTCCAATATGGCGCTATTCTTGGGTGAAATCGCCATCGATAGTGACCCCTCCAAGTGCGCTGATCTGCTGCTCGCGCTTGTCCAGCAGCGCCCTGACGTCAATATTGACGTTCGTGGTCAAATCCACCTGCTTGGACTCACCATAGCGTCGCTTGTTGTGCGACTGCACCTTGAACTTGTACTGAGCCAGACGGAGCTTGCTGCGATCAATGTCCTCCATCTCGTTATCTGTGCCATCTGCTATGCGATCCATCTTCTCTAACAGTGCTTCAGTACCAATTTCCTGTGCTTCCTCGTATCGTTGAACGCGAGTCGGGTCTTTCTTGATCCAACGCATGAACCGACCATAGTTGATATTGCGGGGGTCGTTGTCAATGTAGCTGGTGACGCTACCACCCTCGACCAAAATGTCCAGTACCGGCTCGAACGCTGCCTCGAACGTGATCATCTCGTTATGAACCTGATCTGCGGTGACGGGGAACCGGGGCAGGGCGGTCTGTTGAGCCGGTGTTGGGGCAGATGATAACCAATCAGGTAAGGTAGCAGGGATTCTGTCCATAGGAGTGACCCTCCGTTCCGAACGTGGCACATAGTACGGCATCGATGCGATAGGGACACCAATGTCGGGGACTTGTGTCATGGGGTAGCGATGAGGTTGTTGTGAGGACTGTTGTGTCATTTGACCATTTTGGGGCAGATGGCACACATTGTCAATTGGATGTCTGTTGGGGCTGTGGGGGTTTGGTTCTATGGGTCTGGGAGTAACCCGAATCTCAAAAATCAAAAAAATTAAAAATTGGGGGCGTTGTGAATTTTTGAAAAAATTAAAAATTGGGGGCGCGGGGATCGGGGATGCATTAGCCCCAATTAACCACAGGCAATGGGGTGCGGGGGCATCGACGCAATGACAGCAGCATCTATGCTGCTGTCATACTATGACACCTAGATGCTATGACACTGTCATACTATGTCAGTATCATGTATGACAGCAGCATATATGCTACTGGGATGCTATGACATCTAGATGCTTTAGGTCTGAATGATTCAGTACTAATGCTTCAAGGTTCAATGGTTCAAGCCTCGACGATCAGGCGAGCGAGGCCAGGTACTCTATGACACTGGCATCAAGCATCAGTAGGCGATGCCGTGATGCTCAGGCATCATGGGTCTGATTGTCGCAACAATGCACCGATACCGCGCGCTGAGTGAAACAATCCAATGTTTCACGGGCGCATCGTATCAGCGCATCGGGCGCAAACCCTTGCCTAGCATGGTTCTATGATGCAAGCATATTACCAATGCATAATATGTTAGTGGTTACTCTCGCGCCGAGCCGCGTGAAACATTTACCAATATGACAAATGAAACCATGTTTCACGGGCGTTTCACGGGGTTTTGAGCGGTTTTGGGTTTTGACATAGGCGCAGCTATGTCGCAAACCCTGATCGCCGATTCTGGCGCATATTAGGATTTGCTTATATTAGACTTCACTTTAACGTGAAACATTATCGTGAAACATAGAATTCGGCACACATGGCACACATAGACAAAGCTGTCACACATTAGCCGATTCTAATATTCGCGACTATTGGTGCGGATGGCGCACATAGACAAAGCTGTCACACATGGTGCAGATAGATAAATCCGGCACACATGGCACACATAGCAGACTAAACTACTGTATAGATATACAGTAAAACGAGTCTATCTGTTCTATCTGCACCAAGCCAATTTTGACCCTTTTTGACCCATGCAGAAAAATAAAACCCTTATAAATCAGTAACTTAACTTTTTGAAAGTCGGCTATGTGTGACATATGTTCCTTTCCGATGAGGGTCAAAAACACTTTTTTATGTATCTGTGACAAACGCACCAAACCAAAAAGTCAAAAGGTAAAAACGGGTGCACGCCCCTGCGCACTTGTCACACATAGCACCAAGCCCCCTATCGGTACACTTGTCACAGATAGGCGTTGACACCTGTTGCGACACCTTATACAATATGGTTTGCTGCATTGTTCTGTTTGTCCTGATAAACCTGTTCCCTACTCTGAGGTCTACCGCCATGAAACTGAAAACCTTTCGCACCAAAGCCCCGACCTATCGCCGCCTGCAACATCTCGCAATGGTTATACAAACAGCGGACCGCGACACCATTGCCGCGACTATTGCCGCTGCCGCATCTGATCCGCTGCTATCCGGCAAGACAATGCAGGCTATGCTCGCCAAGCTTGCGACGCTAGTCGCGACTAACGCACCACAATATGAGATTTTCCGGCAAGGTAATGGCAAGTTGCCATTTCTGGCTTTCAGCACATTACCTGCCGTAACGTGCAATGGCGCAGGCGATTGTCTGAACTTTTGCTATTCGTTCCAAGCTTGGCGTTTTGCCCATGCATTCGGCAGAATGGCTCAGAATGCCTATCTGATGCGGTTCAATCCTGAATCGATTCTCGCCGAGCTTGATCAAAAGGTATCCGCGTTGGCAGAGAAAACCAAAGGCGCGCCCGTTGATTTGCGAATCAACGTGGACGGCGACTTTTCGTCAGTCGCCGATGTTTCGTTCTGGTTTGGTGCCTTATTGGCTCGCCCGTGGATAGCCGCCTACGGCTACTCGAAAAGCTATGCCGAGATTCTCGCCTATCGTGGCGACTATCCTACCAATTACCGTTTAAACCTTAGCAGCGGTCATTGCCACGATGCTGCGACTGTTGCCGCTGTTGCCGCCTTGCCTATCGTTCGCGGTGAGTTTATCGCCGTGGATATCGGCTATAAAGCCACAGGCGCAGCATGGGGGACCAAAGCCCTAAGCGACGCCACCAGAGCCGCAGCAAAGCGGCAAGGTCATTCAAAAGCTTTTGCCTGTCCGGGCCGCTGTGGTGCCTGCACGACAAAAGGCCATGCCTGCGGCTCTAACAGCTTCAGGGGTATCGTTATCGCGATCCCGTTTCACTAATCGCCTGATTCGCAGGTATAGCTCATGGGGGACCGTGAGCTATACCGGTGCAATCCGCATCGATTACAACGAGGTAAACCGCCATGTCCAAAACACCCCTAATCGCTAATCTCAAAGCCGAGTCTACTGGCTTTCAATCGCCCATCGCCATACTCTGGAATGATGAGAATCATCGTTACCATTTTTGGATATCCGATTACAACTCGGACCCGTTTGACTTTGTGGTCTATCGTAACAAGCTTGACCTGACTGCGCAGTCGAATACTCGCAAGCTAGAATCCTCACGCGGCTATTGCGCCACCGTGTTGCCGTTGATTCTGCCGCAGTTGCATGACCTGATTGCTGCCGATGGTGCACGCCTTGCCACCGAGCGCGACGCCGCTATGGTCCGCGCCAACGAGGCCAAAGCCGCCGCAATGATCCGCGACGCCGCGCCTCAATTGCTGGCGGCTTTGGAGCGGATTATCCGCGCTAGTAATGAAGGGGCTATTTATCAGTCCGATGCGTGCCTGATCGCGGCACGTAAGGCCATTGCTGCCGCTAAGGGGGAATAACCATGGCCGATCTAATTAGCCGCATCGCGGCACGGTATAACGCTGGCTTAATCTCGGCGTCCGAGGCATATCACGCGATCTGCGCCCTACACCTTTACTTGAAAGGCTAACATCATGACGAAACACGACCGATTGGCTTTACTCTTGAACGTGGATTTAGCCGCCATGCGTGGCGATCAAATTGGCAAGATTCTAACGGCGAGCCGACAAGCCGCTAATCTCGAATCCTTGCGCGATGAAATAGACAAAATCCACAATCTCTATTGGCGCTTGGAATGTGATCGCGAAGATCGATTCAGAAAAGAATACGACAGCACGCTACCGATAAACGGTTGCGATTAATCGCGGGTTTCACGCTATGGCCCTGCGATGCGGGGCTATAACGGGCAGTCCGCCCTTACTTGAGGTACACCGTCATGACCCAAAACAAATCGATCCCTGCGGCTATTGCTGCCGCCTATCCGGACCGCACATGGTCAGCTTATCAGGCCGACATCTTCGCCGCTATCGCGGACCCTGCGAGCGGCAACAGAATCATTCGAGCCGTCGCAGGCTCTGGCAAATCCACCACCATCGTCGCCGGACTGCTCGCCGCTCCTGCTGCAGATACGCCTGTTTTCTTGGCGTTCAATAAGAGCATAGCCGAGGAACTTAAGGCCAAAGGGGTCAACGCTCGCACGTTTCATTCAATTTGTTATACACCGGTCACCCGTGCGTTTCAGCAACGGACAGTCGACACCAAAAAGCTGCAAACCCTACTTAAGGCACCCTCATGGCCCCAGCACGTACGAATGAATTACGGCAACGCTATCCAGCGATTGGTCGGACTGGCGCGCAATGATGGCATTGGCTGTTTGGTGCCTGATGCGGAGAGCTTCTGGTATAGCCTAGCAGAGCGGCACGATATAAGCCCTGACACCGAGTCCGGCTCTGATGCCGAGATGATCGCCTATGCTCGGCGATTACTCGCCGAGTGTAACGCCTCGCCGTTGCTTGACTTCGACGACTTACTTTATCGTGCTGTTCGCGACAATATCCCCCTGCCCCGTTTCAGCTTGGTGCTAGTCGACGAGGCTCAGGATACTAACGCGATCCAGCGCGCCATCTTGCGAAAGGTCATGACCCCGAAGGCGAGGCTGATCGCTGTTGGCGATGAGGCGCAAGCCATTTATGGTTTCAGGGGCGCGGATAGCGACTCTATGCAGCGCATCGCCGACGAGTTCAACGCCTCACCTATGCCCCTGAGCATCACCTATCGCTGCGCCAGTGCAGTGGTCAAGTATGCTCGCCAATGGGCTGCGATTGAGGCCGCACCTGATGCTGCTGAGGGTACAGTGAACAGTCTTGGTTCAGAGTGGCGCGAGCGGGACTTTGGCGCGAATGATCTGGTCGTTTGCCGCACCAATGCCCCCTTGTTGGCGCTCGCCTATCGCCTGATTCGCTCGCGGGTGCCTTGTCATGTAATGGGCAAGGATATCGGCAAGGGTCTCACCTCGTTGATCGAGCGGCTACAAGGTAAGGGTATCGACGGGCTACTGGTCAAGCTTGGTGACTGGCAGGACCGTGAGACCGCTAAGGCTAACGCTCGCGACAACGACGCGCTGGCGGCATCAATCGCCGATAAGGCTGACTCTATCAGGGTATTGATCGAGGGGCTGACCGAGAACGAGCGCACGGTCCCCGCCCTGTGCCGCCTCATCGATGAGATGTTCAGCGGCACCGATGGGGTTCGACTGGCGAGCATACACAAGGCCAAGGGACTCGAGGCCGGTGTCGTATGGTGGCTTAACCGCGCCGCCTGCCCGAGCAAATGGGCCAAGCAGGCATGGCAGCAGCAGTCAGAGATCAATTTGTGCTACGTTGCTGCGACCCGCGCCAAGCATACCTTGAACCTGATCGAGATGGGAGACTGATACAACCGAGGGGTAATCATCAGGCGATCTGATGGTTACCTGCTTGACATCGTCAAGCGACAGACTAGAATAGTACTTGTAGCACCTGACTGACCGACTGATAACCTGAAAGGAACACTGCCATGCTGAACACTAACACCCTGCCTGCCCTTGTCGACGAGTTGACTGACCTGAGCACCCAGATCGCTGCCCTCACTGCCCGTGCTGACGAGATCAAGGCGACACTGGTCAAGACTGGCCTTAACGAGGTCTGCGGCCTCAATACCCGCGCCGTTATCAGCACCGTCGCCGATGGTGTCACGACCGACTACAAGGCCGCGATCACCGCCCTGCTGCCCAACGCCGACCTGACCGCGTTCGCCAAGAAGCGCTCGGGCTACACCAAGGTCGAGATCAAGGGCTACAACGCTCGCAACCTTCGCAAGGTGGCCTGATCATGACCACCAAGACAACCCCGAAGGGTTTCCCCACTACCAAGGGCGCGCTTAACCGTGCGCTCCGCAAGGACATCTTCGAGTCAATGAAGCGATTGGGGAATTGCGAGAAGCATGACCGGTATTTCCCCAATGTCCTCGATGTGAAGCATCGGGTGCTGATCGAGGCGCAAGGCCCGTTGCTCACCGTGAATGAGGACGGTGAGGTGAGCAGTCGCGACCTTACCGACTGGTACGTCGACAAGTTCTGCCGTCTTAACCATCTGAAGGGAGCATGACCATGACCTACACTGATTCCGACCGTTTAGCTTGGATTCTCGCCAAGGTCGACTACCTTGAGCATGAGCAGAAAATCTACCGTCTCAATGCCGGTGGTTACTGGCCCCAGAAGGAGGATGATACGGCGCACATCGACGACCTCGTCGGCCTCTCACTGGTCGAGTACATCGACGCCATGATCGAGGCATCCTGCCCCCGCTGCAAGGGTACGGGCGACACTGGCTCGGGCTACCTCGACTGCCCTGACTGCGACGCTGCCGAGCGTAAGGCAGGTGTAGCATGAAGACGATCCTGATCCTGCGCGACGGTGTCAAGCTCGCCGAACACCACCTTGAGCGACTGCCTGATCTGTGCCTGACCCTTGCCGGTGGTGGCTACACTGATGCACAGACCATCAAGGCAATGACCCTCATGGCACAGATCGACCGCACCGGCAGTGCCTCGGTGCGTCGCGAGGGCAAGAAGTACACACTGGTGGTCGTCGACCCCGAGGAGATCGTCGCCGAGGCGCAGGCAGCAGCACTGGCTGAGATGACTATCCACAAGGCCAAGCACGGTCACCCGATGATCAAGTCAATCAAATGGGAACAAGACAAATGAAAATCACAATTGAAAAGCGTATTGAGATGGAGCGCAAGATCGTGCGTCACCTGATCCGCGAGGCCAAGCAGGCCGGATGGATAGTGATGGCGGTCGACGATGGTGGCGATGAGCCGGAGAAGGTTTTCAACGAGACTGAGACAATGGATGCTGTTTTCGCGGTCGATGAGGCGCAGGTTTACTTTCAGAAGACCCCGAAGGACGGCAAGCGCCGCACCCGCTCGGCACTGATTGTCCTTGGCAACTATGGTTGGGACTGCATCGCAGACCACTCAGCCCCCGATAATGAGGTCAGCTTCGGGTGGAATGAGATGATGGATCGCGTCTCCGAGTACGCTGACAAGTTGGGAGAATCGCTATGATCTCCTTCTTCATCGGACTGGCTATCGTGTTCCTGCTGATGATCTTTTTCGAGTAGAATTAAATCCTCCTCTCCTGCTCTCCCCGAGCAGTTAGCCCCGGATCGTAGCGTTCGCGCTCTCCGGGGCATCTTTTTGTCTGCTTGAAACCCGATATCGGAATTCCGGTATCGGGGGAATATCAAGCACTTACGTCACTCGTCGTCGTTCTCCCCCTCGACAAACCCCTTGACGATGTAGCGCGGCGCTCGCCCTTCACTCTTGGCATGGATCAGGTCATAGCGCAGTTGCTTGGCGGCAATGACTGCCTGTCGATGTTCCTTGTAGTGGTCTGCCAATCGAGGGTCGATGAACCATTGGGTGCTCTTGTTATCCTGTCGAGCGATCTTGACCCAGCCAGCCTTCTCCAGCACATCCATCGCATCCTTGACCGCATACTCCTGAGCGGACGTCGTCATGCCCTCAAGGCGTCGCCTCATGCTGCGCCGCAGATCCGATAGGCTGACCATTTCAGTCTCACCGGAGTGCTGTAGGACGTACTCGGTGACATAGTGGTCGATGCTGTCAGTATGCACACCACCGACTTCACCGAAGGCATAGCGCAGGGCATTGACGAGGTAGGTCTTGACGAACTCGATGGCGCGCTCGGCAGTGTCCAGACTGACATGGGTGCTGTTGGGGTCGTCGAACAGGTGCCAGAACAGGATGATGCGTCCGCAGGTGCCTTCGATCTTACCGAGTGCTGTCATGTACGCATGGTCAGCATTCAGAAGCTTCTCGCTCGACTTCAGTTCATGATACCAATCTTGGAAATTCCGAAACGCCTGATGCGCCTCTGGACTCATCTTGTATCGGGTCTCACCTTGAGCATGAATGCGCCGGATAGCCTGCTCATACAACGAGTGACTGGTCAGTTCCTTGGGGATCGGGTTACCCTTCTTGGTGCTGTACCTGTCGCGCAGGATGGCAGGCAGGAACCGCTGGATCAACCCGTCTTCTGCCATCAGCTTCCAATTGGCCTTGAGGACTGCCGGTTGCATATTGCCGTAGATTGACACGGCAAAGTTGTCAGCGAGGACGTTGTTCTCCGACGCATTGTTACCCGTGCCAACCCGATCCAGAGTTGCTGGGTCACACTCATAGGACTGCACCCAGTGAGAACGACTCTCTTGTGAGGATGACTGGTTGCAGAGTTTCTTGATCCACGAGTTCATCTCGTCGAGGTGGCAGAGCAGACCTTGGGGACGCTCGGCGCACATACGGACAAGCTTCTGACTGGTGATGTCCGACACAACGATCCGCAAGGGATGGGGAACGATTGGTTCCGAGGGCATGATCGACAGGTCGATGTCGCCCTGTTGAGACAACCCACTATGACCCTGCTCCAGTTGAGCATGGGTGTCGAGCGCCGATGTCATCAGTTCCTTCTTGGCCTTCTCGTATTGTGCTGCTTGGATCTCGTAGAGTAGTTTGCGTGTTTTGTAGTGTGGGGCATCCTCTTTCTCCAGTGACTTGAGCACCCCGAGCATCGGTCTGGCAGCAGGGGTTTTCTTGTCGGCAGGGTGTCCGATGGTACAGAGCCACAAGATCGGCGGCACCGAGAATTCATGCATCAGTTCAAGACGGGTACGGGCATCGACGACACCAGCAGCAGCACCGAGGCCAGCCCATGCCGCCACCAGAGGGTCACATCCGATTGACTGCCCGACTTCAATGGCTCGGGCAGCAAGCACCTTGGGGAGCAGGTCGAGATTCAACTCAGGTGGTGGTACGTGCAGTGCGTCGATTAACGACTTTGGGGAGACTGTTTCCTCCACGGGTATAGCGCCGAAGAGGGAGGTGATATCGGGCAGGGGACGCACCCAGCCACCATCATGGGCGAACTTGAACAGGGAGCCAAGGGTGACACCGCCGTCGGGCTTGAACCCTCGCCATGAGTTCAGGATGTCCTTCTGTCCCTTGTACTTGGTCGCCGACTGGCTTGACCACTCATCTGCCAGTGCCAACGCCTCGTCGAGTTTATTGGTGACCGTGCCTGCGTGGTGCAGGGCCATCAGTGTCGTTATCCAGTGGTCGCGGTCACAGTCTGGCGAGATGAAGCACAGCGCCTGTTTGATCTCGTCCCATGATGCACTGACTGATGACCCTTGGACATTAATGGTGCGCTTGGTCTCGGCGTCGATGATCGCTCGCCAGTAGGCCATCAGTTCCGGTGGCAGCAGTGGCAGGTTGGTGTAATGGCCGTTGCCTGACCATTGGTAAGGTCGACCGGTAGTAGGATGGATCAGGGCCGATGGCAACACATCTTGGACTGTCAGACCATCGGCTGTCGCACATCTAAAATCAATCCAATTGCGTTTGATACCCTGCTGATCGGTATGGATACACTTCTTTGATGGGAGCACCAGACCGAACGGCATCCGGTAGAGTAGCTTGGCATGACCGGGGTTTCCTGAGTTGATCGAGACACTGTCAGGTGCGTCGAACAGTCCCTGCAGGTTGATGCCGACGAACCCCAAGGTTGTTGAGGCCATCGACCAGTCGTCGATGTCAATGGCGCAGGTGCCACTGTAGGCATGGGCGATACCGACCCCGACGTTCTCAGGTATCTGCGACGAGTCGCGAATGCAGTTTTCTTCTCTGTTCCAGTTGCTGTGTTTCGGACCTTTACTTCCCTGCACTATGGGAACCAAGGCAAAGCCTGTGTCGATGTAGCTTTTGTATGCAGTGTGCATAAGCGAAATTGGTTGTTGTAGTTGTGGAACAGCACTCATAAGGTAACCCCTCAAAAATTATTTTTCACAAACCGCTTGACACATTCTACACAACGCGCCCATAATGTAAAGCATATTTCAACCAAGGAGAAAAAAGTGGCGCAACGACTAGATGCACAGCTTGCACTACGGCTGGCCCCCGATGTTCGCAAAGCATTCATCAACAAGGCCGCGCCGTTCGGCGGGTACTCGAAAGTTCTGCGGGAACTCGCTACAGCATGGATCGAAGACCGTCTCACTATCACCCCACCTGCCCACATCAAGGAGCTATACAAATGAATGACCAACTTGTCCTGACTATTGCTGAAACCATCCTCGCGAATACCAAACTGCTGCAATCTCTGGTTGATACCCTGCCCAAAGCGACTGTCGCCAAGATCACCGAGAAAGTCGAAAAGGTCACCAAGGCTACGCCTGTTGCCGCACCGGTTCAAGTCACTGAAACTGCTACCCCTGCTGTAGTAGAAACTGCTGCTGCGCCTGTAGTAGAAACTATTACACCGCCTGTAGTGGGAAACGCTACACCTCCGGTCGCAGTCGTTACCCCTATTGCTCCTGCTCCTGCACCTGCTCCGGTGTTTGTTGCCGTTGCTGCTACTCCTGCCGCTGCTCCTACGGTGCCGTTCACCGACCATCCGGGGTTGCTCAAGTGGATCATGGACAGCTATCAGAAACTCGGTGCTGAGAAGGGCGCGCAGATCCAGACGGTACTCGGCAGCATCGGTGTCCGTAACATCAACGATGTGAAGCCTGATCAGTGGGCTGCACTGGTCGCTGGCGTGAGTGCGTTGGGTTGATCATGAGTACCCATGCCAAACTAAGCCCGTCGAAGCGAGACCGCTGGAGCCGATGCCCCGGCAGTCTGCGTGAAGAGAGTCGTTACCCCGAGGAAGACCGAGCAGCGAATCAAGCCGCCATACAGGGAACCCACACTCACACCCTACTCGCTCACTGCATCAACAACAACGTCGATGCGTTGGAGATGATCGGCATCAAGTTGTCCGATGAGGATGGCGAGTTTGTCGTCGACTCTGAACGTGCTGAACGTGTCGAGGTGGCGCTGAAGTACATCGACCTGCGGATGCGGTCACTCAAGAACCCGAAGCTGTACTCCGAGGTCAAGCTGGATCTGTCTCCGGTGTTCGGGCGCAAGGATATGAACGGCACCAGTGACGTCGTGATTGTCTCGGACGAGGTGCTTGAGATTGCCGACTACAAGGACGGGCGCGGATCGGTGGATGTGATCGACAACCTCCAGCTTGAGCAGTACGCTTGGGGTGTTCTCGCTCAGATGGGTGTCGACACTATCAAGCAGCATGAACTGCGGATGACCATCATTCAACCGAAGATGCGTAGCGCGAACACTGGCAACGACGGTGTCACCTACATCAGCACCACGATTGAGGAGTTCCTGAAGGGTAAGGATCGCCTCGCTGCTCAAGCTGCTGCCACCGACGCACCTGATGCACCGCTGATCCCCGGCGAGAAGCAGTGCCAGTGGTGTCGGCACAAGGGTGCCTGTGTTGCGCTGAATCAGCAGAACATGGCGACGCTTGGCATCGACTTGTCAATGATGAACGTGGCTCAGGATGCGGCTGACAAGGATCCGACGAGCATGACGGATCAGCAGTTGCGGGAGATGATCGAAGCGGCACCGCTGATTCGCAAGATGCTTGAAGCTGCCGAGGAAGAGGCGCTGGCTCGACTGAAAGCCGGACGAGATGTTGAAGGTCTCAAGTTGGTCTATGGCAACGGCAGGCGCGGATGGGCTTATCCCGATGAAGAGATGGATGCGAAGCTGACCAAGCTGGGTATCCCCAAGGATGTTCGTTGGGAAACCAAGCTGATTTCTCCGGCGAAAGCTGAGAAAGTTGTCTGGAAAAAGCGGGACGGCACACTCAAGCAACTGACCGATAAGCAACTCAAAGTTCTTCACGAGGAATACATAACGAAGTCTGATGGAAAACTTACCGTAGCCTCTGCCTCTGACAGTCGGCCTGCTGTATCATTGTCGATAGCAGGAATGTTTTCTCCTGTGACATCTGACAAACCTGCTGCACCTGCATTACCTGATTTTCTCTTACCACTACCTGACTTCCTGAAAGGAAATTGAAATGACTGCTACAAACAATGGTTTGATTTACGTTACTGCCCGTATCTCGTTCCCCAACATCGTCGACCCGCAGGTCACGACCAACGAGAAAGGTGAGACCCGCACCAGCTACAACTGCGACCTCATCATGGCCCCCAACGACCCCGGCTTCCAGAAGTTCATGCAACTCTACCAGTCTATGGCTGTGGAGAAGTGGAAAGAGAACGCTGGTCAGGCGATGCAGATGATCCAAGCGGATCGCAAGTCGCGCTGCTACGGTGCCGGTGAGGAGAAGGTCAGCAAGAAGACCTTTGCCATCCATCAGGGTTATGCCGGTAACGTCTTCATCACGGCTCGCTCGGAGCGTCAGCCCAAGATCGTCGACGAGAAGGGTGCCGAGATCCCCGTCGCCAACACCATGCAGGTGCGTAACTACGCGTCGCGCATCGAGGGTGGTGTGATCGTCAATGCCGTGATCAAGCCGTGGCTCCAGCAGAACGCTCACGGTGCCGGTGTTCGTTGTGATCTGGTGGCGCTCCAGTTCGCCAAGGACGATGGCACTCGGTTCGCTGCTGCCGCTATCGACACTTCCGGTATGTTCGGTGCTGTCGAGGGTGCTGCTCCCGCCGCGCCTGCTATGCCGGGATTTGCACCCGTTGCTCCGATGCCTACGGCACCGTTCCCTGCCGCTGCTCCCATCGGCTTGCCTGCGTTCATGACGCAAGGTTGATCCTTGGGTTGTTGATCCTTTTACCCCTCTCACGAGGGGCATTTGGTGAGGGGTAGTCAGGTGAAAACCCTGCGGCACTGTTTAAGCTTCGTGCGGTGCGTTCATGGTGCACAAGGTTCCTAGCAGTGTGCAAAATCTGGTCACGACTCCAGATCCCTCACCAAATCAACCAAGGGACAAACAAATGACTGAATCGCCATGTCAAGGGTGCAAGTACCTCCAGCGTTCATTCCGCAGGGGTAATGCTGCTGTGGTGCGCTGGATCTGCGGTAAGCCGGGGAATGGTAAGTGCCTCGCTGTTGCGAAGTGCGTCGACTATGTGGAGCGTGGTTTGTGAATCTTGAAAACGCTTGGGTGTATGACTTGGAGACGTACCCAAACTGCTTCACATTCGCAGCAGAGCAGGCGCATGGTCCCATGACCGTGATGTACGAGATCAGTGACTTCCACGACGACTCTCAAGCGATCATCGACTTCTGTCGTACCCTTGAGGCGCGGGGTTCGACCATGATTGGTTTCAACAACGTCGGGTTCGACTACCCCGTGCTGCACCTGCTGTTGAGGATGGGTAAGGGTACGGCTCAGGTGCTGTACGACAAGGCGATGTCGATCATCCGGTCGCAGGACGAGGACAAGTTCGCCAACATGATCTACCCGTCCGACCGCATCGTGAAGCAGTTGGATCTGTTTCGCCTCAAGCACTACAACAACAAGGCTCGCACCACATCACTCAAGGCGCTCGAGTTCGCGATGCGGATGGACAACATCAGTGACCTCCCGTTCCCTGTTGGCACAACGCTGAACCCCGAGCAGATCAAGATGCTGAAGACGTACAACCAGCACGATGTGAGCGCGACCAAGCGGTTCTATCACCAGTGCAAGGACGAGATTCAACTCCGCGTCGATCTGATCCCGAAGCTCGGTGAGGACGTCATCAACGCCGACGACACCAAGATTGGCGCGATGATTTTCCAGAAGGAACTTGAGGCGGCTGGTATCGATTTGTACGAGTACGGTCCCTTTGGTCGCAAGATGCGGCAAACGCCCCGTGACATCATTCACCTGCGTGAGTGCATCCCTGACTTCATTCGGTTCAACAACCCCGAGTTTCAGCGGATCAAGGAGTGGTTCGCTGCTCAGTCGATCACAGAAACCAAAGGGTCGATCAAGGACGTGACCGCTCGTGTGGGTGGCATCGACTATGTGTTCGGCACCGGAGGTATGCACGCCTCTGTTGAGAATGAACACTTCGTTGCTAACGATGAGTGGATGATCTACGACATTGATGTCCAAGGGCTATACCCCTCCATTGCTATCACCCGAGGCTACTACCCTGAGCATCTGGGTCCGATCTTCGTCAAGATCTACAAGGAGAAGGTTGTCGACGAGCGCGCCAAGTACAAGAAGGGTACGCCGCTGAACGCCGCCTACAAGCTCGCTGGCAATGGTGCCTACGGTAAAAGCAACGACAAGTACAGTATCTTCTACGACCCGCGCTTCACCATGCAGATCACCATATCCGGTCAGATGATGATCGTGATGCTCGCCGAGTGGCTGTTGCAGGTGACTGGTCTGCGGATTATCCAGTGCAATACAGACGGCATCACCATGTGGATGCGTCGTAGTGATCTTGATCGCGTCAAGGGTGTCTGCAAGGACTGGGAGAAGCTCACCGGTCTGGTGCTTGAGGATGTCGAGTATCAGCGTATGGTCATCGCTGATGTCAATTCCTACCTCGCACAGAAGCTCGACGGCAAGACGAAGCTGAAGGGGCGCTACGACTGGGTCAAGGAGACCGGTGGCGTCAAGGACTGGCACAAGGACAGTTCCTTCCTCGTCATTGCCAAGGTAGCCGAGCAGGTGCTGATCCACGGCAAACCGATACGCGAGACGCTGGAGGCATGGTCCGACAAGATGGACTTCATGGGTCGCTTGAAAGTCCCCCGTGGATCCAAGCTGGTGATCCATGAGAACGGCGTGGATCGGGAGCTTGAGAACACGCAGCGGTACTACGTCTCGACCGAGGGTGGTCAGTTGTTCAAGATCATGCCACCGCTTGCCAAGAAGCCCGGAGTGTGGCGTCGCATTGGTGTTGAGAGTGGGTGGTCGGTGTGTCCTTGTAATCGGATCGAGGACGCTACATTGCCGATTGACTACTCGTATTACCAGCAGGAGATAGAGAAATTGGTGTTGTGCTTACTTTAAGGGAGGTTTGAAACCTCTCTTGACGCTGTGACTTTTCGTTGTTAATATTCATCCTGTTATCTCACAAACAGGTGTCAAAATGAAAAATGAAACTAAAGAAATCGTAGTAGCTATGAAGGCAATGGGTGACGGACAACGTGTTTCATCAAGGTTCATTGCTGAGAAGTTTGGTAAATCGCATAAGAACGTGATTCAGAGTATCGAGAACATTGATTGTTCTGAGGAATTTTCACGGCTGAATTTTCAGCCGTCAGATTTTGAAGCAACGCGAGGTAAGTTCTTTAAAGAGTACTTGATAACCCGTGACGGTTTTTCGTTCCTCTGCATGGGTTTCACAGGTAAGGAAGCTGCTCGATGGAAAGAGCGGTTCATTGAAGCGTTCAACGCGATGGAGCGTGAGCTTCTGAAGCAGAACGATAAATTGGAATGGAAAGCAGCGAGGCTCCAGATCAAAGCGGTTCGTCACAGTTTCACTGACACGATCAAAGACTTCGTTGAGTACGCAACAGCACAAGGTAGTGAGTCAGCGCATCGCTACTACACCTCACTGACCAAGATGGAATATGCAGCATTGGGTCTGGTTGAGTACGGTAGCAAAGTGCCTGATGGATTCAGGGACTCCCTTGACCTAATGGGTCTTGGTTTCCTTACTGCCGCTGAACAGATTGCTCGTCGCGCTATTGCTGAAGGTATGAATCGCCAGATGCACTACAAAGACATTTACCAGTTCGCCAAAGGTGAAGTGATGCGGTACGCCGAGGCGATTAAGTTACCGATGATCGAGGAGAAGTGAAAATGGAACTACCAGACGTAGAGTTTGACGTGGAGCGATACAAACAGATGATTCGCGAACTCTGCAAGATCGTCCAATCCGAGTATCCCGAGTCCGATGAACGGTACGAGTTCGCAGGTAACTGTTTAACTGATGTGGGAGAAGAGTGATGAGCATCATCCTGACAAAATCTGTGGCTACTCTACTTGATGTGAAAGAATCAGCACTTGGCATCCAGATTGCAGGAGAACATTACAAAACACTCGTGATCCAACCGGTCGAGTTCATCACCAAGAACAAGCTCACGTTCTTGGAGGGTTGTGTTATCAAACGTGTCTGCCGTCACCGCATGAAGAACGGCAAAGAGGATCTGCTCAAAGCGATCCATGAGTTGCAGTTGCTGATCGAACTGGAGTATCCCGATGCTTAACCCCTTGGAGAAAGAAATCGAAAAAGCGGTCAAGCGGTACGCCGAGTCGAAAGGGTGGCTCACTCGCAAGTGGTCGTCCCCCGGACACTCGTTTGTCCCTGACCAGATCTTCATCGCCCCGTGGGGGAAGATCATCTTCGTCGAGTTCAAACGACTGGGCAAGAAACCTGAAATACCGCAAGAGCGCGAGCATCACAAACTGAGACAAAACAAAGCTGAAGTCTGGGTAATTGACAACATTGAATCTGGTAAGGAGATGATTGACCACTATGACACTGGGGTGTAATAATGAATGAAGAATGGCGAGATATTCCTGAGTGGGATATGTACGAAGTCAGTAACTTAGGACGAGTTAGACGAAAAGCTCAAATACTGTCCGGTGGTGCTATCCCATCTGGACATCTCACTGTTGCGTTAAGCAAAGGTAGAGGTTTGGGTAAACCCAAGAGTATGTATATTCATAGATTGGTGGCTAGTGCGTTTATAGAAAATCCTAACAATCTACCGATAATCAATCATAAAAACAGCAACCCTAAAGACAATCGAGTTGAAAACTTAGAGTGGTGTACTTATGGTGAAAACATAGCCCACGGGTATAGACATAATGGTAGAAGAGTACCTTATGAAATAAAGGTGATGGCTGTTGATGACAATGGGGAAGTCGTAATGTCATTCAGAAGTATGGTGGATGCTGCGAAACTGTTGAACGTAACACCCGGAGCAATAGTATCTGCTGTAAGACGTAGTGGTAAGTCAGCAGGGTATAGGTGGATTAAATATGAGAACAACTGATGATCTCCACGACTATCAACGTCGAGCCGTCAACTTCCAATGCACCAATCCTTATACGGCATTGTGGTTAGATCCGGGTCTTGGTAAGACCGCTACTACTCTGACCAGCATCAATCATCTGCTGAATGTTGGTTTTCTGAATGCCGTACTCATCGTTGCGCCGATCCGTGTATGTCGTCTTGTTTGGCGGCAGGAGGCCCTCAAATGGCAAGAGTTCAAGCACCTGACATTCAACATGGTCATGGGAACCAAGGATCAACGGGTTCGGGCATTATTGAAACCTGCGAATATTTTTGTAACGAATTACGAAAACCTAAAATGGCTATCGGAAACACTTCAGACTTACTACATCAGTAAGGGTAAGCCGCTACCATTTAACGGGGTAGTATTCGACGAAATTAGTAAGTGTAAGAACAGCACCACTGACCGAGTTAAAGCCTTGATGAAGGTGTTACCCCACACCATTTGGCGCACAGGACTTACTGGATCACCCGCTTCTAATGGTTACCGTGATCTACATGGTCAGTTTCTTGTGCTCGACGGTGGTGAGCGACTCGGTAAGAGCAAGACTGAGTTTGAGCGCAGGTTCTATAAAAAAGCAGGTCCATATAAGATAGTGGCGCTACCTGAGACCGAGGACACAATCAAGAACCTTATTGGTGACATCACTATCACCATGTCAGCAGAAGACTACAACAAGCTCCCTGACATGATTGTGAACGATGTCGAGGTAGAGTTACCTGAAGACATTCGTATCAAGTATGAACAACTTGAAAATGACTTCTTTACTCAGTTAGATAGTGGTACAGAGAAGGAAGTGTTCAACCAAGCGTCGCTTACTAACTCTCTCTTGCAAGTTAGCAATGGTGCAATTTATCCCATTGCAGGGATGCCGCTGTGGGAGCCATTACATGACGCAAAGTTGGACGCTCTGGAGGACATTATCGAGGAGAGTGGTGGACAACCTATCTTCCTATCATATGCTTATCGGAGCGATGCTGCCCGGATCATGGAGCGATTCTCCAAACCGGAGTATCAACTGAACCCAATAAATTTGACCGAATGTAAAAGTGAATCATCTTTGAACAACGCTATGTATCGGTGGCAAAACGGAGACTGTCGATTGTTGATTGCCCACCCCGCCAGTGCCGGACATGGTATTGATGGAATCCAAAATTCAGGAAATGTGTTGGTATGGTTCGGACTCAACTGGAGCTTGGAACTTTATGACCAATTCAACGCTCGCCTACGTCGCCAAGGTCAAGGTAAACCCGTAATCTGTCACCGAATACTCGGTGCAGACACAATGGACCAAGCTCAGGCACAGGCGCTGGATGATAAGGCGAACAATCAACAATCCCTGAGAAACGCGATTAAATCTTATAGGTCAAAACGCGGAAAGTGATTGACAAGTCACAGGGGAAGTTTGACAATAGGGTCACTGGAGGTTGTTATGAAAACCATGAATGAAGTAGTTCTGACAGACATGAATTCTCTTGATGAGATTCTCCCCGAGCTTCGGGAAGATCAGGTCAGGGAGTTGCTGATGTGGGAAACGATGCACCAGAATCGCGAAGAGATCGTCAACGTTCTGCATTCCCGTGTGAGTGAGTTGCAGTACGCTCGCCGCCATGCTGGGGACTGTCTATGACCACTAAGAGTGAAACCATCTTGATGCTTGCTAAGATGTTAGTTGCTGCCGAGAGGAACGGTGACAGGGAAGCAGCACATCGTTATATCACCACGATTGGTGAAGGGTTGAATAAGATCGTTATGGAGTCCAACGCATGGGTCAAAAAACCTGTCGAAGAAACGGAGTTCCCCAAGTGAACCAACTCGACTACTACCTGACCAAGGTCTGCCTGTGGTTCGCCCACTTTACTTACGTCGTGGCAAACAGCACGGGGTGCAACCCGACCTACGTCAAGCTGTACTACAACGAGTGGCAAGAGTGGGTTCGCTACTTTGAACTGTTGGAGATTCACAGGCGAGGTGTGAAATGAACGACCTCCAAATTTGGAAAGATCAACTTAAACAGATTATTGACGACCACTACGGGTTGAACCCAGATCATCCGGGAGAGTTCTTCGACTACGAAGCTGCTGAGTGGGTCAAGATCCCCGACTTCACCGGTTGCTCGCTGTTTAAGGAAGGAGACTTACCATGACCCTCGACGATCAGATCGAAATCCTCCAAGCCGCCAAGCGCGGGGAGGAGATTCAATGCAGACCAAAGTATCCAACTGGTAAAGCGGATTGGTATGAGGGTCTACCGGGAGGATTCAACTTCGCTACCTACGAGTACCGCGTCAAGCCGAAAGACATCAAGGTGCAACTGTTCCTCTGCTCCCCCAAACATAAGTATGATCACGCAAGTGTCAGCACTTACCGAACTAACTGCGAAGCGACGTTCAACAAGGAAGGCGAACTCATCAAGGTGGAGTTGATATGACCATCGAATTCAGCGAAGCAAACGATCCGAACAACTGGGCGGCAGAGCAAACCAAGAACTTCGATCACATCTTCTTGATGTGGGACTCCGAAGCGGAGGCTAAAGCGTCTGCCAAGACAATGCGAGCTATGATTGACTGGGTCAAGAAACAAGGTGTTGATGTCTATGTGCGGAGAATGATAACCCTTGGCGCTGACCGTGACTTCGAGAAGGATGCGGTCATTCACACCACTTCTTTCCGTGGAGCCTTGTTACCTAGCGATACCCCACAAGGTCGTGAGATTCGGACTGATGACAAACCCCTTATCGGAGAGTTCCTGCACCGCTACGAGTACACCCAACTGACTGCCGAGGACATCATTAAGGGGGTCAAGAAATGATTTCCGCCGACCAGTGGGTTTTCCTCGTCGCCTTCGGTGGCGGTGTGTTCTTCATGGGCTACGAACTCGGTGAAGCCAAACCCCTGCCGCCTGTGGCGAAGGTCTGCCCCGCCGTCGAAGGGCAGCAAGTTATCAGCAGCAGTTCGACCAAGGATGGGGAGTACTGCACCTATGCGAATGCGTATGGAAAACAACTGAGACTGAAACGAGTCTGACGATCAATGCCACCCCCATTTTTCTTAACGCAACTAGGAAGGTGATGAGAAGAAGCAGCGTGTCCACGCGGGGGTGGCTCCCAATGAAGGAGATGTGAGATGAACAAGCAAATGTCTATCGAGAAAGACCTGCACAAATTCAAAGCCTATCTGGAAGCTAACGGCGTGCGCGTCCTTGCAGCAACACTAATGGTTGAGATCAAAGGACGTACTAAGGTGTGCGTCGTTGGCAACAACGAGATGGTTAGCGAAATGGCGATCTGCACCATTGCTGGCATGAATGGTTTGACGACGGTGAGGGATGTATGACAAACGAAATGAGGCAGCTACTAGTAACCTGCCACGTCCACTTGAACTCAATCGAAAAGTTTTTGGAGGTAGCGCAGCCAGTCAAAGCAGAGTTCCGCGCCCGTGAGTTGAGCGAGAACGCGAAGTTGCTGGCGAATGCGTTGTATAGGGCGGGGCGCGTGTCGGGGGAGGTTACGAAATCATGACCAATTACGAGATTCTTATGATGGCAGAGAAAGCCGGGATCACTTTCGTGGTTCAGCAAGGCGTTGCATCTGCTACCGAGGAATGGCTAACAAACTTCGCCAGACTCATTGCCAAGCGGCAGCGGGAGATTGATGCCGGGATTTGTGAGCGACGTGCGGGTTTTGGAAGTTACGCCGAGTCAATGGGCGCACACCGGATACTTACCTCATGTGCCGCCGCAATCTTGGCGCAGGAGGATTGAGATGAAACTCACACCGTGGTTCCAAATTGGAACAGATGGGCCTCCAGTAAGGTCAGGGATGTATGAGTTTGAGATATGGCTCAAGGATGATTTTGTGTTCCACCTTCATGCGGTGTTTACCCGTGGATCGAACTACATCATCACAGATGACGGGCGGATTATCAGTCTGACCTATGAGGATCATTGGAGAGGAGTATTGAAATGACTGACATCGTAGCGAGACTGCGGCAACCGAGTGCCAGTGCTATGCGCCTTGAAGCAGCAGATGAGATTGAACGCCTACGCCAAGTCTGCCGTGACGCCTATGAAGTCTATGCCGGTAGCGAAGGCATACCCATGCCAGAGACAGCAGCCGAGGCGTATCTGTACCAGTTGTTGAAGATATGGGCATTGGATACGGAGAATTGACATGAACGCATGGACACTCGCCCTCACCAATCTAATCGACAAACCCAAACCGCCCCCGTCGTCCGGCATCGCACCGAAGGTATGCCCTGCGTGTGGCAAGACATTCACCCCATTAACCAACCATCGCTCGACAACATACTGCACCAAGAAGTGCATGGGGTCAGCCAAGGCGGGGAGGGAGAAAGCGAAGCGTCATGCAAGGGGGTTAAAGAAAACAGGTGGGCCGCGCAAGATCGTAAGTGGCGTACCAAAGAATCAGAAGGTAAATATGAAGCGCACTTGGCAGCAAGTGTTCGCAAAGCCCGTCGCTATTGACGATCAACAGTGGTGTTAATTGGAGAAGCAAATGAAAAAGAAAGACTTGAAGCGGCGCGTTAAGCACTTGGAAGCCGGTCTGTATGTCGCATACTTCGCCCTGCACGAACGGGTCGAATTGCTTGAGCAACAGACTAAAAACTTCAACAGCTACTTCGACGAGCAGGCCGAATGGAATCTCGAAGTGCAAGGCGCATTGGAGGGTAAGGAATGAGCCTCTTATCGTACAACGAACTATGTCGCTTGGTTGAGGGCGGTGTGATTACCAACGTCAACCCGAAAGACATCAACGCCACGTCCATCGACGTGCATCTGGGTGACAAGATCATCATCGAGTCGGAGAGTAACAACCTTGTGGACATTGCCAAACGCAGCATGTGGGCAAACATTGGGCTGAACATCGCGGACTACTATTACGACTTGCGCCCCGGTGAGTTCGTCCTTGCGTCGACGCGGGAGACGTTCAACCTGCCCAACGACATCTCGGCTGAGTTTCGGCTCAAGTCCAGTGGTGCGCGGTCTGGGTTGAACAACTTGTTCGCTTGCCACTGCGATCCGGGTTGGAACGGCAGTGCGCTGACCCTTGAGTTGAAGAACGAGCTACAGCACCACCACATTCGACTGACTGACGGTATGCCCATTGGACAGATACTATTCCATCGGGTGAAGCCAGTGCCGAATGAACGAAGCTACGCCACTATCGGGCGGTACAATGGTGACACGGGGGCGCAGGTTGTGAAGGGTTAGTCTTTGTTCTCTGGCTGGGCAGCGGAGATTATGCCGACCAGAGTGGGGTTGCTCAGAATGTATTTGCGGAACTGTTCTGGGCTTTTCCCCTTGTACTGGAACAGCGCCTGCGCTATCTTGGGGTCGCGGAATGCGGCCTCAGTAAGCGCCGCAGCGACGGTACGATCCCCAAACAAAGCGTCCTGCACACGCATCAGCATACCAGCTTCTCGACCCATAGCGCCGTAGAGGAATTGCTTTTCCCCCACCGAGGCGGATCTGGCGTAACCTTCTGGGTTTAGACCCCGACGCACTGAGTCCTCTACATCCCGCAGGGAGTTGCGAAGGTCGTCAATTACGCCGGAGGGAGCGCCTGCTCTACGCAGAGCGTCAGCGTAGCGATCCATGATCCGCTGAGAATTCGGAGCCGACCCGAAAGAGGATCCCCCAGTCAGCATACTGTTCATCTCACGCTGAAAGGCTGCAACTATTCCTTGGTAGGCATCATCCAACTTACCCGCCTTGCGCGCCGAGTTGATGAGTCGATTCACATCTGCGGTTGAATGGGGGTCGCGCATCATCCTGCTGAAATCATCCAACGGTACGTCCGTTCCGGCAAACCGCGCTTCGGGCGTAGCCGCTACGTCACGTTGTGCTTGGCGCAGAGCAGCGTCGCGCTCAGACGCTGCGGCACCTACCACACGAGAAGTCTCAGACACACCAGCCTTCTCGGCTTGGAGTGCAGCGTCCCGTGCTGCTTGCTGCGCCGCCTGTATTTGATACTGCTGTTGGAGACTACTTTCCAGAGATGTACCATACTTGGCGTCGTAGGCGCGGAGGAACGGGCCATACCCCTTGTCAGATAGTATTTTGTTGATACCACCAGCCAGATCCCCCGTCTTGGTGGCATCCAGTAACTGACGTTGAATCCACTCCTCGACGAGGGGCTGCACATTCGCCGTCGTACCTGCCCGAGTGTGGGCTGCTACCAACTTGTCTAGCTCATCAACCGCTTCTTTACCTGTGAGGCCGGAGGGGATCAGCTTCTCTGCGGCGGCGGAAGGTGGGGCATCTTTACCCAAAACCTTCTTGGTCACTCCGGCATTCAGCGGAGCAGCAGTGGTGCTGTACGCCTCGTCACCCATGCGTTTCATCAGCACACGCGCATCAGGGGTGGCGTCGAAAGCATCATTCACCGACTTCCGTACCGGTTGGAACAGTGTATTCAACTGCTTGGCAGCAGTCTTGTCACTCTTACTTAACGTGTCGATGGTGGAGTCAAGTTCTACACGGATCTGGTTCAGCACACGAGCGTTCGTCGGGCGAAGCACCATGTTCCCTTGGTCGTCCAGCATGTATAGCTTGTTGAGTTGAGCGTCCAAGAATGAGGACGGGTTCGACGCCCCAGAAGCACGATTCCTCAGAAGTTCTCGCTGAATACCCTCGATTGCCTTCGCCACCCCCTGCACCTCCGACGGTGGGATGCGGACATTCTCCCATGCAGCGCCGTACAGCGGATCAGTCACATTCTGCTTCAATGACTCTTTTGCCCCCGCCGCTTCACTGTGGAGAGCAGAGCCGATTTCCTCGCCGGGGCGAATCCTACCCGGGGCGCGGAGTTGCTGCTCCAAAGCAAGTGCGTCGGCCTCTGCCTGCCGAGCGGCTTGGACTCGTGCCGCCTGAGCGGCTTGAGCCTGCTGCTCTACGGTAGAGTACTGGCTAGTGGCGGCTGACTCACGGGAAGCAAGATCGTCAGCGGCAGACTGCCCCCACGCCGGTTGTGCAGCACGAAGCGGATCGCGGCCAGCGACAGTATCCTCGACCCCCTTGACGACGTTGGCGCGAGTGGTGGGTCGGAAATCTTTCTTCAACATCTCCGCCACATGGGGAACCGCCCGTTCAAACTCAGGTGTTCCCGGTGTGATATCGCGAAGGGGCTTCTTCGTACTGAGGGCGCGTTCCTTCGCGAGTATGTTGACTCCGCCGAGCGTAGGTGCCACGGCGAAAGACCCTAGTATCTCAGCCACCGTGCGCCCAGTGTCGGAGTCAATTCCGACTTTAGGAGCTATCCTTGCACCAGCCTCACCCACTGTGGGGGCTGAAGCTGCCGTCAGTCCTGCCAGTTTCTTCGGCATACCTAACGCAAGCCCACTGGTGAGCATAGGCGTGCCACGCTCCGCCGTAACTTTCGCCAATGCACCTACCGGAGTGTCCGCTTCGTAATCGGGTGGGATGGCCCCCATCGAAGTGAGCGTTTCCAACACCCCCTCACTGGTGTGGGGGCGCATGTACTCGTTGAACTGAGTTGGCTCAGTCTTCCGAATCAGGTCACGAATTGCTGTCTTCCTTGACTCGGAGATATCCAGAGCGTCACCCAACCACCCTAGCCCGCGAAACGCCAGAGATGGGATATTGGGGAGTGCAGCGGCAACATCCGGTACGAACATGGATCCACGCGCCGCCGCTACGGATGCAGTACGCCCGAGCTTCTGCTCATCCGACAGCTTCGGAGGCTTCGGGGGAGGCTCAACCTTCGGCGTCGACTCGGCTATGAAGTCAGGTGCTGGCGGCTCCGCAACAGGTGTGTTGGCGGATGATGCCAAGAAGCTGCCTACAAAGTCGGGGGCGTCATCTTTCCTACGAGCAGGTTCAGCCATTATTTCGTCTCCGACGCATTGGTCTTGGTGGCAGGTAACTTGTTCCAATTCACGAGGGCTGCGCGGTCAGCGTTACCCTCGAACCCATTCTCCTGCGCCTTGGTCTTGTAGAGATTCAGGTATTCGGACAGGCCCATGTAACCGCGACCGTTGACGTATTTTACGGAACTATCCGGCTTAACGCCGTCAGAGCCGACCATGAACACCGAACTTCGCCACGGTTTGTCGTGGCCTACCAAACTACCTGTGGATTCCCTGTGGGTATCCGCCGCCTGTTTCTTGAGAGATTGCTGCTGATACGTCTCTTTGATGTACGCTGCCATCCACTCATTAGCATCTGCAGACTTGCCGACGTTGACTACCTGCGTCTTGGCGCGGTCAGCATCACCCTCGGTCTGCACACCCTTGGCGGCTTGGAGAATAGCCTGCACCATCGAAGCTGAGAGTTGATCTGCGGTCTGCGCGGTGACGATGTTCTTGTAGAGAGGACTATCCTTGGGGGCCAGCATCGCCGCCCAGCTACCGACTGGTCCCGCAAGAATCTCCATCCCCTTGCCGGACTTCTCAGCCGCTGTCGCTTTCGACATAATATCCATGAAGTTTTTGGTGGTGTTATGGAGAGAGTTGGCAGCTTGGTACGGGGTGTTAATGTTAGCCTCATAGTCGGTCTTAGCCAGATCCACTGCGGCTTTGGCGTCAGCTTCCCCACCAGCAATCTTGACTTTCTGGTTTAGTTCGCTTCCGTACTTCGTAGTACCTGTTGCGGATGGGGTCGATGCCTGTGGTACAGCAACCGTTGGGTTGGTCTCCGGCATGGGGACGAATCCCTGCTGACCGGTCGAGACGATAGACTCACGCCCCTTGGGGAACTTATCAGCCATCACCGTTGACAATGCTGCGTGAAGTTTCTTGTCACCACTGCGAGCCGCGCCGGTCAAGGCATCTCGCAGTGCGGAGAACGATGCTGCGTCGTTACCCAGTTCTACGGCAAACGGAGTACCGCCATCGGTAGTCGGGCGAGGTGCCGAGGGTGGGTGGAACCCAGCGGCTTCGCGCCGAGCCAGATTGTTGAGCAGTTCCGTGTATGTCTGGTCATCCATGCCCCCTGCGGCAGATGCCGCGTGGACGGAGCGCATGAATTGATCTTTGTAGCTCTTGGAGAACAGTTCGTCGCGTTGTGCGGCATCCATGTTTCCACCGAGATCCTTCAACTGCTGCATCGCAAACTGCGTCGCCGCACTGTCTAGGTTCTTCGCCAACGCCGCTGATTTGCCACTACGCGCCTGAGCCGCTTGGAGTTTAGTCGCCGCGTCCATCTGTGTCTTGAGGTTCGCCTGATCTTCATCCAACAGAGCCTTCGACTTCGCCTGCTCCGTTGCATTGAACTTCTGCCGACCCGCTGCCGAAGCGCCACCGAGTTGAGCCAGAGCCATGCCGAGGTTGCCTTGCTGCATCATCTCCGGCTTCAGAGTACCTGCTGCCATCGCGAAGTTGTCGATGGGGGAGAATTCCTCCGGAGCCATAGACGCCTCAAACCGCTTGCGAGAAGCCTCCATTGCCGCTTGAGCCGATGGGAGTCCCTTCTGGACGTTGTTCTGCAACCACGACATGAAGTTCATCGGTTGGTTGTTAGGGATGGCAGGTTGGGCAGCAGTGTTGATAGTATCTATGGCCTCATCCAGACCATCGCTGGCCGTCGCCGCACCGGTACTCTGACGCATCATGTCCAGAGGACTACTTGCAGGTGGTCCTCCTGCGGGAGCACCAGATGGTAATCCACCGCGAGGTTGCGTCGCCATCTGCATTGCTTGACTCATTCCCGGCATGATTGTTCCTTACGCAGGTTTCGGCGTTGCGAACGCACTGTTGACCATCGACGCACCGCCGACACCACCCATACCGGCAGCGAGCCACGGGTTGGTGACATTCGGCTGCTGCACGTTGGAGCCGTAGGTCGGGATCGGGTTGCCTTGAACAGCACCAGTCCAGCGACCCATCTGCTGCCACGGGAAGGCTTGCTGATCCATGAAGTCTTGGTAGCCAAGGTTCAGGTTCTGCTGGTTCATGTTCTGCTGCTGAGTACCCATGTTCATCAGCGCACCGGCATCCTGCTGTGCGTAGTTCTGGGCCGTCTGCCCGAAGTTCATCAGGTCAGTCCCCATGCGCGCTTGGTTGCCAGCATAGTTCCCCATCTGACTACCCATCGCGCCTTCCTGCTTGGCCCAATTAAGGTAGTCACCCATCGCGTTCTGGCGACCCGTCATCATGACGTTGGCCTTCTGCTGCTCGATCTGAGACTGCGCGTTGGCGGCAGCATCCTGACCAAGGATCTGGTGGCGACCGGAGCCAAACTGACCTGTACCGGCGAAGTTGTCATTCAACCCTTTGAGTGTGGTGTTCTGGAAGTTGCGCTGACCGATCTGGTCGATGGCGTTCTGCATCCCCTGAACGGCGGGGCTGTAGTTGTCCCAGAACACATTCTCGTAGGTGGGGTCGTTGTACGTTCCAGCGCGTTGCGTCATCTGCGCCATCGTGTTCAGACCACCCTGACCGGAGGCCAAAGCGTCCTGCGCTTGGTCGGCATAGGGACGCCACATGTCCAGCGAGTCACGGGTGCGAGCAAACGCAGCCTGCTGATCAGGTGTGAATTCGGCAATGCGTGGACCCTCGTATGGGGCGTATTCCTCCTGAGCCAGTGCCTTACCGCTCTCGGCAATTTCACGCAGATAGTCGTTGTACCAATCGGGAGCTTGTCCTGTGAATGCCATGATTATTTCCCTTTCAAGTATTGCTCAGGAGCCTTGGCCTTCGGGGGGATCTTCTTGTGTGATACCCCGCGCTTGTGCTTCCTGACATTCTCGCGCATTTTATCCAACCGGCGCGCACCCTCGTCTGAATTCCCATCACCGAGTGAGGCTACCACATCGGCATCCATCACATACTCACCATCCGACAACATGGCAGGGACGTTGTCCTGCTGACCACCAGCACGACCACCCTTGACGTAGCGTTGGATGACGGGGTCGGCTTGGATGCTGGACAGGCCACCATTCACCGCTCCACCCTTGGCTTTCGGTTGGGCGTTGTTAAGAAATTCATTCAACGGATTCACCCCGACCCAACCGTTCGGTGCGGCTCGCTCAAACAACCTCTTTTGGGGACCATGACCGTAGGTGTAGTAATCTCGCTGACTCTGTGGAGTGCTAGGCATCCCGAACGTGGGCAACCCATTCTGTTGGGCGTAGCGCGTAGCGGCTTCGTACATGGCAGTAACTTCACCGGGGTTTAGCCCGTATTGGTTCGCCAGATTGGACAATGTCTCACCGCGCTTGGCAGCTTCTTGGAAGATACCATAGAGTTGTTCCACAGATTGGTTAGACCCTTGGATCAACGTGTCGCGCCAATTCTGACCAGATGAGGGGCTGTTGGTCTGGAACGAGTCGAAGTTCGACTTGAGTGGTGGAAGTGCTCCTGCTTGACTCAACCCACCAGCGAAAGAATCCGGAGACGTGGGTTGTTGAGGCTGCGTCGGCTGCGGGGTGAATACGGAGGGCCATGCTTTGGGCTGCTGCACTGTCGGGGAACCGCCAACAACCGCACCACCCGGAACTGACGGTGAAGGGGTTGCCGAAGGTTGTCCTGCCGGACTCACATATCCGTACAGCGGGTTGCTGCCGACCTCTTGTGGGCGTCCCGCACCTACCCCGTCAGAGTAGGTGACGTACCCATACCCCATGTTGCCGAGGTCAGCTTGTGATTGCTTTTCAAACTTGGAGATGATGCTCTCGGGTGAGTAGTACGCGCCCGTTTGCTGCTGCAACTGCTGAGATATTTGAGTGGGGTCGTACCCAGCGATTCGCTGCTGATTGTAGAAGTTCTGCCAGTCAGCATCGGTGTAGTTCGCGTAAGGATCCGCAGCAGGTACAGGTGCAGGTGCAGGTGCAGGTGCAGGTGCAGGTGCAGGTGCAGGTGCAGGTGCAGGTGCAGGTGCAGGTGCAGGTGCTGCCTGTTGAAGCGGTGAGGGTTCCGGTGCGGGTGCTGAGTATCCACCACCGAATTTGGCGTCGATGCTTTCCGGCGAATAGTAAGCGCCGGTCTGCTGCTGAACCAACTGCGAGATAGTGTTGGCATCAGCGCCACCAGCTACCTGCTGATTGTAGAAGTTCTGCCAATCGGCGTCGGTATAGTTGGCGTAAGTATCAGTGGGAGCAGGTGCAGGGGTAGGCGCACTATAGGTCGGCTCCGGAGATGCTGCGGGAGCAGGTGCGGCTTCAGCAGTGCCGTCATCGTAATACTGACCGGTGAACGGGTTGAATCGTTGTACCATAACCTATTACCTCCGCACCTGATTCAAGCCACCAGCGTTGCGCGTCGCCATTGGGCCGATGTTCCGCAGGGGGCGATTAACCCAGTCTTCCTTGGCGCGCTGACGCTCATAGTCAGCTTCGAGCCGAGCGTTACGCGCCTTGGCGTCTTGGTAGGAGGCGACACCCAGACCGCCACCGATGAGGAGTTTGAGAAGGTTTTGGTTGGCCTTGTCACCAGCCCAATCACCAAGCGTACCTAGCTTCTCCTTCAACGCATTTACAAAGTCGAACGATCCCGGTTTCGGGATGTCAGCCGAGTCTTTGTTGAGCCACCCCATCGGAGACTGCTCAATTGTTTGTCCGGGTAATGACTTGTCGCCGTAGTTGACCGCATCAGCACCGTCGCGAACCGCATCGCTCGGCCTCGTCATGTAGAGGTTTTCCCACCCACGGTCATTGTAGCCAGTAGGTGCGGGGGATCGTAGTGCGTCAGCCCATGCTGTCGACGGCTCTTCAGACACCGTGGGTGCAGCTAGAGTCTGCTCTACGCGCTGCCAAATTGGCGACACCTCACTAGATTGACTTTGCAAACCATCAAGGACATGAGCTAGTCCGGGGAAAGCAGCGGCTAAATCCTGTAGATTAGGTTGTGGGGCATCACTACCCCCACCACCCAACGAAAACACCGGATTTTCACCATTGAACACCGGTCGATTGTCACCACCAACTCCCGTAATCTCATCGCGTATGCGTTGCGCCAACTCGGGGTCATGGTCGTAATTGCTACCTATGATCTCATTAACTATGGGATCATCGAAACTGTAAGTTTCATTGCTCATGTGAAGTACCCCTTTTTATTTCCTAGTGCACTGCCGAACTGTTCATAGTTCTGCTGACCACCGCCAGAACGCCAGTATTGATTAGTGTTACCGCCACCGGAAGGTTGGCGCTGATTGTTGGCAACTTGGGTCAAGCCGGACTGACGGTCTGGACGATTAGCCAGTGCCACCGCTGTTGAGACAGGTATTCCTGTTGTTGAGTCAATCCACTGCCCAGCAGCATTCTGAATCAGTTTGTCGAAGTCTACACCTTGACCGGAAGCGACTCCTTTGGCAGCAGTGGCTCCGACGTTCGCCAAGAGTTTTGCTCCTGTTGGGCCAAGCGCCTCTTGAAGCGCAGTGGGTGGGAGTGGCCCCATAGCGCCAACTGTACTCGGGTTGATATAGTTAGAGGCCGCACCACCGATACCACCCAATCCTCCGCCTACAACCGAGTTTTTAACGATGTCACCGAAGTCGCCCCCGCGTAGTGCGGTACTCAACCCACTGGTCATAGCACCAGCACCGATACCAGTAGCAACAGCCCCAGAAGCGCCAAGAGCGGAACCTATTGACCCAGCCAACCCCTGCATTCCGGGGATAAACATCATCCCGATGGGAAGTGCCATGCTTAAAAAGCCACCGAACCCATCGTCTTCGTCACTCTTGGCATCATGGTACTGCGATGCTTGCTCCCGAAGCTGGGTACTGGCTTTACTGTATGCGTCCAAATCCGGGGAAGCCTGAAACTTGGCGAGCGCACCCGGATCAGCGCGCTGCATGATTTCCTGAGCGATGGCTATCGGGTCAGAGTTGTGCTGATACCCCGTACCGTACTTCTTAATGTGGTTTTGCAGTGTTTGATAGGCAGCGTCATCTAACTTGTCTCGACCAATACCAGAAGCATACTTACCAAGTACTGACTCAACAAGCTGCTGACTGTGGGGACTAAAATCCGTAGAGTATCCTTGATACTTGAGTACAAGGGGGCCGTACTCCGGGTCATTGTCGCCATATCCCCCAAGCTGGGGTCGCTGGATGTTACCGTAAGCACCATACATTTGGTTACGGTCAAACGTAATACCGTCTATGACGCGATTAGCAGCGTCGTCGTAGCGTGAGGTTACTTGACTCAGACCACCGCTTGCCTCCGGGGCAGGGGGTACGCGCTGCTCAAGGTAGGGGTTACGGGCGACGGTCATGACCGGATATCTCCCGGCTCGGTGTGCAGGATAACCCGCCCCATCTCGTAGAAGCCATCAACCTCGTTGGACTCAAACTTGAGACGGATCATGCGGCGTTGCTCACGCATGTCAATCTTGGTCGCTGTCGAACCAAAGGTGTAGGAAGTCTCGCGGGGAGCGCCGTCTTGTGCGAACTCGTTGCCGATTACCGTCAGTGTCATGTCGCCAGTCTGTACGAAATCCGGTTCTACACGAATCAGTCGCGTAAAGTAATCCTGTCCAGTGGGCTTCTCGCCATCCGCCCCACCCGTCGGGAAGCCAAAGTCATTGGTCTCAACATAGCTTTGAATAGCTACTTCTTGCCCAGCTTCAACCTTATTATACCCCACCTCGTGTGCGTAGGCAATATATCGCGGGGTATCATATGCAGTTACCGTATGTGTACCACTCTGTACTCCGGTTGTGGTAATCGTGGGGCCATCTTCAGTCGCAGATATGGTGAAGGTGTTGTTGGTCAGATTCTGGGAGATGTAGTAATCAGTTAATGCATTCAATCCGGTGGGTAACGCACCGGTTGTAGTGAACCGGATACGCTGACCAACTTGCAATCCACTATTGGCCCAAGTAACGACGCAGGGGGAAGCAATGGTCAAGGTAACAATGGACGAGATGTTTTCGGTACTTCCCGGAACATTACCTGTGAGTACCGGATAGCGGAGCGTCTGGACTGAAGCACCGCAACCCCTAGATATCCGAGTGTCGTACCAGCATTTCTCTCGGATGTTGTAGATCACAGTACGGTTGCACTCGGTGGCATCCGACCCGAATGGGAAGTGCCAGCAGACTTCACCCCACCGTGGGACGACCACTGCCCAGACTTTCTGCCGCTGGTTGAAGTTGAGATTGTCAAAAACCCAGTTGATATTGGTCTGATTGGGGAGTTCCTGCACCCGACCGTCGTAGACGTAGAACCGATCTAGCCCCATCCAGAAGAACAGCCCGTCCAACTCCACCACACCATTCGACGACATGATGGTGGACGCGCCCACAGGGTCATACCGGAACACCGCTCCACCACCTACATAACTGACTTTGATGAGTGTGTCCAGCGACCAAAATAGACCAGAAGGCGACTGACCGCCACCACGCATCGGCAGACCCTTGACGATCTTGGTATAGGCTACATTGACCTCATTGGCGTCGTTACCTACACCAATGATCCAGTCATTCGGCTTGTTCAGGTTGGAGTTCTTGATGAATCCATCATTGCCGTAGGCGAAGACGTAAGGTTGCAAGACCACCACACCACCAGAAACACTGACCGTTCCACCACTACCATCGTCAACCGCTTGGAATAGTGAAGTACTGTCTCCTGCTGTAGAGTAGTACAGAGGATAGTCAGTTGAGGATGAGATGTCCAAAAGGTTGTTTGCTGGATGGGCGACTAGGATGTTATCCCCACCACCCGTAGCGTCGTAAATACCTGCACTCTGCCACTGGAACTCAACATTCGGTGCAAAACCCGTAGGCGAAACATCGAAAGTCTGCGTACCTGTAAGGTTGTTGTCCGTCTGGAATACTGAAATTCCGCCGCTATGGAACAGGTAGACGCTGTTGGTATTATTCTTGGCGAACGTGAAGATGCCGCGAGGAATGTAGCTCAAGTCCTCAACGATGGCGCGGTAGCCGCCCATCTTCCGAGGGCGCTTGCGGTAAAAGCGAACATGTTGACCGTCGACAAAGCCGTTGGCGTCAAGGGTAGTGCCGTCCCGCTGAATTCCGGGCTGACTATTAACTTGAAATATCGGGCGGGGATCTGGCATATTAGTTCTTCATCACGATGATAGAAAAGGAGGCGTCCAGTTTGTTACCTGCGGGGGTTCCTCCCGGTATGGCGCTGACCTTTATAACGCAGTTCGAAGGAATCTCCCGATACTCAAGCGCCCCTGTGGCATCCTGCCCGGAAGCCAGAAACCAGCGATCGAGGAAGTGATACACCGTACTCAGGGTATTGTCATCCGCAAACACCAAAGCCCTGAGGCGAGTGTCCATTGTGTTTGAAATCGCCGCTACATCCCAGTGAACCAGATGCCCGTGACAATCCGAAGGAACCTTGTACCTCCCAGACAAACTCCTGTTACCACCAGCCTTGATGTACTCAAACGTCGTAGCAACGGTAGCCGCTCCGTTCGTGCTGCTGATTGATAGATTCCCTACGGAAACCTCACTTGTACCGACACTCGCAACTTCCATCCATTGGATGAAGGAATACCCCGATCCGATGTTAACTGGAGTCGTCCCATTCAATGTATCCGTCCTGACTTGCTGCAATCCATTAGTGTCCAGATATACCGTCCTGACAGTCCGCGCTCCGACGCCAGCCGCCGCATCACTGGCGCTGGTACTGACCAGATACAGTGTCTGCCCCGTTGTCGGAGTATTCATTAAGGCTTGGGAGGTATCGAGATACTCACAAGCGTCCCCAAAAGCTGAAGTGCTTGTCCACCCGAGAGTTCGCGCACCCATAATGTGGAACAGCTTGGCTTCCACACCGCCAAGCATTCCCGTGTGCTGCACCTCATACTCGACAGGGTGAGCGTATGTTACAACCGGAGAGGCTCGCAGCTCGGCGTCCGTCAAAGGGCCGGAGACAGGCAACGGATTCGGGATGGGAATGTAGCTCATATAACGATCCAGTTGTTAGCCGTGTCAGCCTTGAGGTGCAGACTCGTCCATTGTACCGTGACCACGATGTCGGTAGTACCGAGGACGGTATCAGGGGCGGTAGGCACGATGGTCAGGGTGGCACCGGCAACGATCAGAGTGATGTGGTATTCCTTCCCCTTGGCAGCAGGAGGGAGTGTCACGGTGCAGGTCTGAGCGACACTAATCTGCTCGTCGAACGCCGTCAGTTGGTAGGTGGCCGAGGTTATCGGCTTGACGGGAGATGCTTCTTCCAGTTGAGCCTGTGATGCTTGGTCAAGCGGAATCAGCGGGTGCTTGTGGATATAGCACTCCGCTTGGTTAGTCAGTTGTCCGAATTGGTATTCGTCTAGCTGGTTCATACAAGATTGACGATCAGCATTATTGCTGCAACCAGAGCTACAGCAATCACCACCATGTTGCTGTCTGATCTTTCTTCAGCTACTGGTTGAGCCGGTACTGCAACCTTCGGCACATTAGTTTCTTGCAATACCACATTCAAGTGCTTGTCCGTCTCAAGCACAGCATATGGAATCAGGGCACAACCGTTGTCACCGTACTCTGGCCCGTAGCTGTTAGCGCAGATATACCCGACATCGTTATACCCAACGACCAGAACTGCATGGACTCCGGTGCGAGGACGATTCAGATAGCCATCAAACTGCGCCGCATGAGTATCCATCACCCCAGTGATTTCCTTGAACCCTTCCCGCACATAGAGTCCAGCAATCACAGGAATGGACTGGTTCAAGAAGTCCTTGATCTGAGCGATGGGGCAGTAGCGAGCCATCGTCACTCGACACTTCCCTGCTTCATCCTTGACGTACTGCGGCGGCTCTCGGTTGATGTGCGCTGCATCCCAAGGCCAAGTCACTTCGGGAGGGCAGCCATGAACTTGCAATGCTGAGATGATTTTGTCCATCGTGACCGAATCAACATTGTCATGCGTGTCCCGCATCATGTAATACAGGTACGAACGGGAACGCTCAACACCATCACCCAATAAGACCTCAAGCGCAGACGTAGCCGCGTGAGCAGTACAGGAGTTAGTTCTCCCTTGCGCTTCGATGTCTATCAGGCGATGACGGAGGTCGATCATTACCAGCCAGCCGCCTGAATATAAGCCGCCGCGCCTTCAACTTCTGCGATGAACTCATCTTTCTGTTCGATGCCATAAGCCTTGCGGTGATACTGCTCAGAGATCACTTCGCCGTCACGGAGTATCTGGTCTGAATGCTGTACTTCTATAGCCTGTTGAGTAGGCTTGACGGTTACTGCTTTGAGGATGCGCTGTTCAGTTAGTGCCATGTTTGATTCTCCTTAAACGTAGTAAGTGCCTGACACGATTACGTAATTCTTATCCGCTGTGGTTGTTAAAACCAAGTCCGTTGTTGCCAGCGTGGTCGAATCTGCTGTAGACCCAGTTCGGTAGTAGAGATTGATAAGACTGCTAGTTGTGGCAAGAGCAGATTCAGGGCGATTGGTTGCAAATGACTCGCTGTACCCTACGTCCATCGGCGTATTCACAGCCGGTGTAAACGGAAGTCCTGAGATACGTACTGTCCCTGTTGCAGTTCCTACAGGTAAATCATCTGTACGGATAACACCTAAGATGTTTACCGTCCTACCAATCTTTGTATATGACCCAAACCTAAGCGCATCGTAAGTAATCGTGCCGAACGCGCCAGATGAAGAAACATATGTAGGCGTCCACGTCCCCTCCTCATAATCGTCCAACGTATTCGCATCAGCACTGGCATTCTGCGTAGCTGGGAACTTGATCTGACCGGCTGTGGATGCGGAGATATCAAGGAGTTTCTGGGGGGCTACGGTTTGCAGGTAATCAAGTCGCAGTGCTTCTGTCTGCACACCTGACCCATTGTCGGTGAAGAGCGACAATCCAATCTGCGACGAGTTATTGCCTCTGTAGTGGCCTATTGATCCGTACCTAGCAGAGCTGTCCGAAATAAACGCAATCTGCGGAGTTCCTACGTTTGATGTAGTGACGTTAGATAGAAATGCTGCATCCATAACAGGGGCAGTAAAATTTGCAGTAGCGCGACTGAACGATGAAGTTCCAGCTTGGACGGTAAATTGATCGTTTAGTAGCGCTGTACCTACCCCAACCTTTCCACCGAAGTAATTGCTTGCAGTCCCGTTAGCGTAGAAGTTCCACCGGCCTGTACCAGAAGCGATGTTGCTGAAGAAGCCGTAGTTGTTGGTTGCTCCGGTGAGGGCGGACGATACATTGAATCCGTAACTGTTCGTACCTGTACCTGTGGAGTTGTTATATACAGACTGAGTGGAGTCAATTCGCAGCGCCTCAGTCGGGCTACTAGCTCCATCACGGGTAGTAGAGAACACCAACCGTCCCGGCATATCATTGGTTCCGGGTGTGCCGTCTACTTCCCCGAGTATCGTTGCGGCTACTCTATTAGCAGAACCATCGTACCCCTGAAAACTAATAGTGCCAATATCGTCATCTGCTGCAACAATAGTTGGAACTGCTACGCTGCCACGTGCCTTCCTTAACTGATATGAAGCCCCTGTTGCATTCGTAGAGAATTGGCTTGAAACAATAGCTGTGGTTGATGTCCCTTCAACGAATATCGTGGCGTAAGTCCCATCAGTAACAAGAACCTTCTGCGCTTTACCAAGGTAGTCTGGGGTTCCCCCGATACCTACCGCACCGCCGTTATCCACCACAAACGGAGTCGAATCCGTACTCGCAGAGTCTTCAACTACGAAACTATTCCCTGAGCCGGTGTTCGTTATGGTGAAGGCTGCGTTTGCTGTCGAGTTATCGACTTGAACGTAGCCGGTCGTTGTGTGCTTACCGTCGCTTGCGATTCTGTAGCGTTCAGTAGGAGAGGCCGATCCATCGGGAGTGGTGGAGAATACCAACCGTCCCGGCATGTCGTTAGTACCGGGAGTACCGTCTACATATGCTTGGATTGCTGCACTATATACCCAATTTGCCCCGTCATCACCATAAAATAAAACTTGCCCTAGCGCATCACCAGACTGAACCGCAGCGCGCGACCCAACCGCTGCCCCTCTTGACTTTACCTGCACCATCCCACCAGCGCCAGCGCCATTTGAATATCTGGCTAATTGGTAAAAAGAATCCACCCCAGTGCCTTCAACAGCAACCTTCGCCCCAAAAACTGCTGTGGCTGTTGTGGCACCTATTATCAAATCGCCAGCGTTCGTAACCACCAAGGGGCTAGAATCCGTACTCGCACTATCCTCAACAACAAAACTATTACCTGAGCCAGTGTTCGTCACCGTCAGCGCAGCACTGGCACTGTTCGACAGGATCGTCGTAGCACCTTTGATCGAGTGGGTGTCCGTGGCTTCAGCGTCCCCTAAAGCTGCGTTGCCTGTGCTTGTCAGTGTGGTGAAGGTGCCTGCTGCCGGTGTGGTTGCGCCTACGGTTCCGTTATGCGGCCCGGAGAACTGGGTGCTTGCAGTAATCGTCGTCCCCGTAATCGCAGCAGCACTAGTCCCGCCAATCACTGTGCCATCAATCGTACCGCCGTTAATGTCGATGGTCGTGACCGTACCCCCGTTGGCTGTTGCCCCACTGTAAGACGGGTTAGTCAGCGTCGGGGTGGTGATAGATGGGGAGGTTCCAAATACCACAGATCCAGTACCCGTTTCGTCTGTCAATGACGCCGCCAGTTGAGCCGAGGTAATCGACCCCGACGCTGTACCGTATAGTGTCCCGCTGGTAGGAAGTGTCACACCAGTTGTGCCGGTTGCGGTCAAGGTGACTGCGAATGCCCCTACCGTAGCCAGCGTAGAGTTATCAGCCAGAGTCAGCGTTGCACCGGTAGCTGGGGCGGTCAGGGTCAGCTTGTTGATTGTACTACTCAGAGCGACAGGGGGGACGACAGCGAACGACGTAGGACTGATCGTAGCAACCATCGAGCCGTTCGCCGTTATACCTAATGTGTTCGTCGTTACGCGATACAGACCTGTGTCATTATCCAAGCTGAAGGTTAGTGAAGGAGACGCTGCACTACCATCATCCAATACGACAGAGGACGTTACAGCTACAGTCTGTGCGGATACTACATTCGTACCGTCACAATAGATCGTGTAACTCTGGTTAGCTGAGACAACTACCGTAGAGCCTGAGCCTGTGGTGAAGGTCAGGCCTACACCGGCACCTACCGCACCTACTCGGACGAAGTAGACGGAGGCTACAGCGGGGATGGTAACAACACGATCACCTGCTGATACGTTGTAGAAGTACCAAAGTTTATTCGCCGCTTGCGCCGAGGTGATCGTGATCCCACCAGTCCCACCGATAGAAACGTCTACGTTCAATTGAGTAAACTCAAATTCAACAGAGCGCCCGTACCCCAGCGTCACCCACTCGACACCATTGGTCAGAATGAATGCTGATTCCCCCGGCTGGATACTCTTGCTAGATTGACTGTCAATAGTTCCAAAATACGTTGCAGCATCAATTGTCAGCGTCCCAGTACCATCGTTATGGACACCAATGAAATACCCGTCCAACATAGTTGCTGGATCGGGCAAGTACCACGTTCGCGTACCACCAGAGTAGATCAGTACCTTGCTGCGGTCTGCTGCTGCGAAAGTCTTATCCGTACTCGTAGACTCTGTGGGAAATTCGGTACTCAGTTGGTTGGAGACAACTTGCAGACCCGCACCAGCAAGAGCGGAAGCATCTGCACCACTTGTCCCTGTGCCGTAAGTGAATACCGCCCATGATCCCGCAGCAGTGGAATTGTCGGTGATGTAGATGTACTTTGCTTCGCCAGCCGCTACCGTCGTGATCGCACCGTTGGCGCTATTTACGATGTCAAAACTGACCACACCGACGTTACGAACAAGAGTGTCTCGCCCTGTGCTGACTTCGTCTGCCGCAGGAAAGGTGATCACCCATGCGCCACCTGTGGCGGTCACATCCATAATGGCTGCGACAAGGTTTGTCCCCGTGGAGCTATCAGGCCACTCCAAGGTAACGTCAGCCGTCAGAGCGACTGCACGGTAGGCAAATGCACTAGGAGGAACGGTGGCGTTTCCAAATACCGTCGAATACGTTGTCATGCTTCTCTCCGCGTCTGGGTGTTGTCAGTCATCCGGCGCATGGATTCGTTTCCTAGCATTTGGAGTGATCTGTCATACAAGGCTTGAAACTGAGCGGTACGACCATCCAACTTAAGCCACGGTTGCGCTTCCAACAGACAAGCGTAGAGCAGCGTGTCGGGGGAATATTGCGTGTACCAATTTGTGAGGTTCAGATCGCTCAAAGGTTCGGGGCGTTCGTAGTAGGTCAGTTCAAAAGCCAGATCAGCATCCGGCGTACCTGCCAAGTAGAAGTGCTCGAAGTCGTAGTCAGCATAATACCTTGGAACCCCGACATCCGCACTATCCGGCCAGAAGGAACGGCAGTATTGGATGGATCGCGGTTGCAGGGCAATCTTCATCCCACCAACAGTGGTGATGGTGAAGCTCACATTCTCGCGCCAGCGTGACGGCTTGGCGATGATGGGGTTGCCAGTAGTCAGAGTAGATTGAACGAACTGCATCACACCGAGGCCGCGCACTTCCTTGGCAAGACGGTTCTCTGCCATCATCACGAACCGCTCCCGCTGCGCGAGGAAGGGATCGTCTTCGCGCTCGGCGTAGTTCTTGATGTCTTCCAACAGTGAGGTGTAGGTCATTGCTGCTGGCATGTTCTACTCCAAATCAGTATCCGGTCGCGGATGCTGAATAGTGATGTTCTCAGTCTTACGGGCTGGCAAACGCCACGGATCTCGCAAATCACAACAATCCTTACAATACCAAGCCCCGGTGTTCACATCTTTTTGAAGGTCACCTTGGTACATTTTCATTGAACAACGATAGCATATCGCTATCGCCATTGTGCCACCAACTGCCTTGACTGGGAGGTATCGGCTCATTTCCTACCTCGCTTCCAACCGTCGGCTTCGTACTGAGCTACATCTTCAGGCTTCACCCGAACACTGGTTCCGTCTTTGTTGAACCATTTCGTACCCAAGCACCGAAGACTAGCTGCCAATCTAAGTTCTTCACTATTGGCGTAAACTTCGGAAATCTTACGGCGTACCGCTTCTCTATTTTCCGGAACACTCATGTATGCTTTTCGCTTATCCGACATGGCTTTCCTATAGGTAGGATCTTGCCACGCCTCAGCTATCCCCTTGCTGACTTTCGCAGCATACTCTGGATCCTGCCATCGTGCTTTGGATATTTCCGAAGTCTTGCGAATCTGGGCGTCAGATTGTTTTCTACCCCTATGCGCCGCAGACACCTTCGCCCTAGTCTCGTCTGAATACCGCATCCCTATGTGCGCGATAGCTATCTTCTTGCGCCACTCTTCTGACTTCGTCTTCCCGGTCGCAGCTTCCGACATCTTTCTACGGGTATCCGCACCGATTACAGTAGTCGGTGCGCCTTCGCCCCCACTGGTGAAGTTGACCAGAGTACCTGTACCTAGATCGCGCCTACCTATCTCCGCAATCAAAAGTTCTTCAAGCTCCATGCACAACTTACGAGGAGCCGTCTCAACTACGGTGCGCGTCCAATTTGGATAGCGCATCCGGATCGCACGGTGCCAGTGGTTACGTTGCACGTTCTTCACCCGAGCAGAGTTACCTATGCCGACGTAGAACGGCACCCCATCAGGTTTGTAGTCGATGTAAACGTGGTATGTCATCGGGTGTAGCAGCCGATACCGGGGACAAAATACACAGGTGCATTGTCACTCTCACCCAACTCAGCCTCCATCAAAAATGCACTTGATGCTTCAACTACCTCTTTACGCCTACCGGGGTCAACACCGGGAAGTTCGTACACTAATCTGGCAGCAAGCATCCACACTACTGCCTCTAGCCAAACTTGCGGCACTTCAATCTGCTGCGTCAGCGTACCTACATCCTGCACGAACCGATGCCGCCAGACGCTCAACTGGTCAGTACCAACGGACGGTACAGGCCAGACGGTGATGGTGGGATTGACCAACTTGTCGTAGTAGAAGTTGGTGCAGACGGAGCCAGAGAATTGCTTATTGGGTTGCTGTGTGTATTCGTCCCGATTGAACTGTGTCATCGGGATGTCACGCACGGCGGAGGCCAAGAAGAACTCGTCGAACGTCGCCGGAACCGAACTGCTCAGCCGGTAGTACGTTGCGGTCGGTGGAGGGTCAAGCTCGTACCAATACCACTCGGTGTCCCAAGTGGTAGAGGCGATACTGGTCTGGGTAGTCCAAGTCACCCCATCGTCGCTGCTCTCGAACAACATACTGCCGGTGACACCCGCCGACAACTTAAACCCCCACCGCAGCACTTGCGTACTGGAAGTCAATTCGGTTGTTATGGTGGAAGCTCCGGCAGTATCTGTCCCAGTGACCTGCGTCATCTGGCTATACATGACGTTCAGCAACCGCACCGTCCCCGCAGGGAGGTCATAGGTCGCCTGATTGGTCGTCAGCGGTATGAGGTCTTTCTCAACGCACCAGAGATTCAACCCGCGATTGGCAAGGTTGAGCAGCAACAGGTACAGGTTCTGCTGACCGATCAGCACCGTTTCGGGTGTCTGATTGGCAGCAGGAATACCGCAACGACGTATAGCGTGTTCGAGCAGAACCGCCGTGTCGAGCGTCGTTGTTGCTACAGTGCCGGAGGTTGCCATTAGATATGCGCCCCTCGATTAAAAGCCAGAATCAGGATGAGACAGACGAGATAGGCGGTCATAGCGTCAAGGCTCGCAAAGTGGCGTCGCTTAGGCGTTTGGGGTAGTAGCGCAAGCTGCGGATGTGTGAGTTATGGCAAGTTGTCGCTGCTGCGTTAAAGGAATTGCCAATACTTATCTGCGTCAGTCCGGCAAGCGGTGGGCTAACAGCAGACGAAACAATAGCCGCACCATTAAGAGAAATCGCTTTATAGCTACTAGCAAAAGCCGTCGCAGCTTTGATTGTCGTACCTAGTGCTGGCGCTCCAACCGCAGTCGGAGCAAAATCAGAACCACCTGCCACTGTCGATATGATCTGAATGAGTCCCGTTGTTGCCCTACATACAGTGAATCTATTTGATGCCGAACCATCATTAACATCGATCATTCGTCTGGTGTTTGTTCCGTCATTTGGGCCTTGTACTGCAACCACAACAAACGTCCCCTCCGAAGCATTGAACCAACTGGAGAAGTTCGTCCCCGTCATGCTGCACACATCGGAAGCGCGGGTTACTGATGCGGTTGTGGTGGGGATGTAGCTGGTGGGGAAGGAGCCGAGTTCGAGTTGAGGCCACTTGAGCGTGATGTCGCCTGTTGCTGCACCCACAACTCCAAGCCCAAGACGAACTTCGCAATTCCCGGAAACCGTACATGCTTTGAAAATAGTGATTCTGTCGCCAGCAACAGGTACTGCACTACCCAAAGCAGTAACCCCGTTGACTGTGTATGAAGCAGCGCCAACAGTTGATGTACCAGCAGCAATTTCAATAAATGCAGTTAGCGGAGATGCGCCAGTGTTCTGCACTACATAGCAACTTACCGTGTAAGTATTGCCTGATGTTATGGCAATCGTCTGCCCAACCATCGGACGCTGTGCCGTCGCAACAAAACGAATCGAATTACCGGAATCAGCAAGTGCGGCGTAAGTGACTTGTCCAGTATTGGCGGGGAATATCCAACTCGTCGGAGCAACAGCACCACTGCCTTCAGTTCCTGAAGTCCCACCTGCCCATCCACTCTGCAAACACAAATTCGCCCTACTCTCCTCAATCAACAGCCCCTTGCACACCAGAGTCGCAGGGTCGTAGTCGATTCGGGGAATGTTCGCCGCAGCAGTACGCAGCACACCTTGAGCATCGAAGTACGTCGCACAGGTCGTTGCATCGGCGCGGGTGAAGGTCACACTCGACGGCAACGGCTGCGAGAAGTCCAGCGCAAGACTGGGAACACCCGGATCGGCAGCGAGTCCTGCGTTGCCATACACCGATCCCATCGCTAGGGGCGACAGACGGGTGTTGAGGCCGTTGGCGACTGCGGTATTGACTGAGACAGCCACGTTAGGCTCCCATTATCAACGACGCTACAGCCCCCGTACCTGTGATCCCATTCTGTGCAATCGTTGCCCGGACATACATCCAAGTGGCGTCAGTAGCGAATCCATCCGAAACATTACCTGTAGCGGAAGGCGTACCCGACAAAGAGATTGTCCCCATTGTAATCCAACCAGCAAGGGTGGGATTACTCTCAGCCAGCGCGTCGTTGGTAACTTGAACTGTAATCGTCGCAGTAGAAGCAACCGCTCCAGAATTGCGAAGAACCCCCAAGAAGGTGCGCTTGGCATACTGTGCACCAGCACCGGGAGGGGAAGTCACCTTAATGGCTTGGCTGAATACCGCAGCAGCATCAGTAGTCGCCTTGGTAATCGCGTTGAGTAGTATCGTCATGCTTACCCCTACTTGAAAGCGTTGGAGGCAGATCCGCTGCCCCCACCGGTATTACTCAGTAATGACGTACTCAACCGTGACACGGACAGAACCAGCAGTAGGCTGACCTACCGAAGTGATCGTAGCGACCACCGTGGTATTTGTCGTGATGTTAGCCATAGCCAGAAGCTGCGCCGCCGAAAGCGTAGGAGCCTCACGCCCGTTGGACTTCACATCGACGCCAGACATGTAAGTCGTACCGCCCGAAGCCGTACCGACAGACAGCGTTGCCGAAGTTGCCGAATCGTATGCCGTCAGCGTGTCTGCGGTGATACGCAGAATCTGGCTGTTGGCGGGGAGAGTGAAGCTAATATCCTGCACCAAACCGGTCACGTTGGCGTTGATACCCGTTTGGGCGAACACCGCGTTCCCGTACTGAGTACCATACTTTGACGGATTCGCTCCGGCTTGTACGGCTCCCTGAAAATAAGTTGCCATGATTTGATTCTCCTATAGGTGTTCCCCTGCCGGGGTCGCAAGTCTTGCGAGGTCATTATATAACACTATCGGGGGGAGTTGTGCAATAGTCTACGCGATCTAAATAAGCAGCCCCCAACCTAAGTCGATCCGCAGAATCCCCTGACTGACCGAGCATCGCGTTACAGGCATGACATAGAAGTCCACGAATCTTCCCTGTCTCGTGGCAGTGATCTACGGCTAAGTTTGACACTCTATTCAATCGTTTATCCACGCGGGTTTCTGGGTTACCGCAGATAGCACATACACCGTTCTGCTCCGACAGCATTTTGTTGTAGTCGACTATGGTGATCCTGTATTTCTTTCTCAGGTCGTAGTCCCTGTAGTAGTCAGGATTTGCCTCGCGTTTTTTGGCCGACCAATCCCGCATCTTATCCGCGTTGTCTCGCAACTTACCTTCGTTGGCAACTCTAATCGCCCATCGGACATTCCCCGGCTCAAACAACCCGTTGGTATCTATGCGTTTAAGCGCGTATGCCCCGTCTGGTTTAACTCCAGCGGCTTTAACAAAGGTCGCAAAATCCTTCCACTCGGGGCAAATCAGCCGCCCACCATCAGACTTCGTAATACTTCGCCACGCCTCATACAGCGGATGCTTAGATAGCAACACACCATCTATTGTCTTTTTACCTACCTCATCTGACGTAGTACCGTGCCGTTTTAGACGCTTGTAATGAGTTTCACATAGCCCTCTAGCCACTTGAGGTTTACCGCAACCATGCACATCACACTTAGGTGCGGTTGGGAAATTGGTTGTCATAAAAATACCCCCTGTTTGTTAGACAGAGGGTATTCTGTGCTACATTGGACAGGTTGTCAAGTGGTTTTCAACTTAACACCTTAGTCTGGACAGACTGTACTACGTCGCAGGTGTCCCGTAAACAGCCCTCCAGTCAGTCCAGCCCGATCCGAAACGCATCGTGGACTTGTAGCGAACCGAGTCAGTCTCGAAGTCACCTTCCATAGCCTTCTCGGTCTTACGACGCCACAGAACCTTCATGCCTTCCGGCGTGTCGGTCTGTACCCACCAAGCGGTGGCGGAGGTCAGACGGGAGAGGACAGCGGTGTCGGACAACAGACCCAAAGACTTGACAGGGTTCAGGTCGTTGTTGTTCGTACCGGCACGGAGAACCGACTTGAGCAGCACTTCAGCAGTCAGCATGTTGCCCGGAGCAACGATGAGCTTCTTCGGCGTCAGGCTGATCTTCTTGCCACGCGGATCTTCTGCTTGGCGAATCTGAATCAGCATCTGCTCCAGAGAAGTCTGGGACAGAGCAGCCGAGGTGGTCAGCAAGTTGGAGCGGGAAGCCGCACCAGCAGCACCACCGATAGCGTCGGTGTGCGCGTTGCTATTGAGGATGACACCGTCACCACCATTGTAGCCCGAAGTGAAGGCACGGTTGAAGTGGTTAGCCGTCACCGTTTCCAGCGTCTCGATCATCGACTGAGCGAGGTGCTTGGCGTAGGTGGAGCCGAGACGAACGTGATCGCCGTCCTCAACCAGCACCTTGGTCAGCGCGAAGGCCAGACCATAGACGCTGTACGGGTAGCGTTTAACGAACAGTTGACCACCTTGGTCATACGAAACCGGCATACCGTCCGGAAGTTCCGGAGCGGAACCGAAGCCGTAGAGCATCGGCTCTTCGTGGTAGCTACGGGCGATACCGTTGCTCTCAGCGAAGACTTGTTTGTATTCGTCTTTACGTTGGTCATAAACCCCGTCGTAGACTTGGTTTAGGATTGGTTCAACGACTGCGCGAAAATCAGTCGAGCGAAGGATAGTTCCAGCCATGATTTATCTCCTTTACTTGACTGATTAAACTACAGCGCCGTTAGGGGCGAACTGAAGCTGATTGATCTGAACGAGCAATTGGGGATACGGGTTGGTCGTAGCATTGTAGATTTCGTTATTAAGGAAACCAATAATGCGAACACAAGCCGTTGCACCATTACCCACCTTGGCAGCAGTAACCGAATTGCCCGAAAGACCGGTACTGGTGTTGCCGGTTCCCGAGGCCACATCACACTGATCACCGATGGCGGTTTGATCGTAAGACGAGGCGTTAGCGGTGACACCAACCTTGAACACCGTAGCAGGGTCGTCATAGACATAAGCAACAATCTGCGAACCTGAAAGAACCAGCGTGGAAGCAGGCCAATACGGGGACGAGACCGGCTTACCAGTCGGGTCGATATACTCACAACCAGCGAACACACCGAGGCAGGCGGACGAACCGTCGCTGATTTCGATAGTGCCGTTGTTGCCGGTGTCCAATTCAACCAAGTCACCTTTGTAGATGGAGGTGCCGTAACCTGTACCAGCGTTGTTCAGGATGTTGTAGCGATTTGCGCGGGATTGACCACTGGGGTGATAGTGGGGAATCATTCCATACGCTTGGGAGTTAGTACCCATGATTGATTTCCTTTAAGCGAATTGTGGAGAACGGGTCGCTGAACGACCCAAGTTGTTGAAGTCTCCCTCCACAGTAGCGAGGCGGCGTCCATTTGAATCGACTTCGTTACTGCTTGCGACACGTTCGTAGATGGCCTGTTCCTGCTCCAGAGGCATGTCATGATGGTAAATCGTCATGAGGTCTTGGTAGCGTTCCATAGGAATTTTGAACAGAAGCATCTCGTTGCAAGCAACGCAGCCTTCAAACTCACCAGCTTGTACTCGGTACTGACTGAACCCCGGAACCTCCGAAAGTTTCACGGGCGTATATCCGATCTGCATACGCTTGTTGATGGGGTCGGTACTATTCGTAGTCGACACCCAGCAAAGGTGAAACCCCGGAATGGCGGGAGGGGTGGGGAGGACTTCTTGCACCCACTCTTGACGAAGCAAGCGGCGACGCTGCTCGGCTGAGAGGGTGGATCCGTCCTGTGTTACGCGATCTACATCCGCGTTATCTCGTGAGGCGCGAGCGGAAGCGCCGGAATCTTTCTTCAGACGCTCATCACCAAATTTGTCTTGACTCATGCTCGCTGCTCCTTATCGTAAGATTGAAAACGCTTGATTGCATCTGCCCGTGCCTTGGGGTCATCCCAGATTCCTGCGTCTTTCAACGCTGAAACCCGTTCAGGCGAGAGCTTGTAAGAACCTTGGGAATTGCTGGAACTCGACTCTCGTCCGGATCCGGACACAGGTGGAGGGTTGCGTTTTCCACCATTACTCTGCGACATACTACCACGGGATGCGCGGTGAGGCAAGCGTTTTTCAACCCTCTTACCAAGTTCCTCCCAGTACTCCGGGGTCGTCGGATCCCAACCCTCGTTGGCAAGACGCTTGTCGATGATGAGCGCGATTTCGCTGTCCTCATCCTTACCGTCGGGGTTGTACCAAGTATTCTTGGACATCCAGTCTTGAGCGTGGTTAGCCAAGCGGGGGTCGAGCGGTTGGGGCGCTGCCTGCCGATTGCTCATGGCGCGCTTGATATTGGACACCTGTTCCGCCCGTTGGCGAGCCAGATTCATCTTCTCGGCAGCATCCGTCGCCATCGCACCGTTGGCTTGCTCAACCGCCTGCGAGTGGATGTTCTTGAAGTAGTTGTAAGCCTGAACAGCGTCCTGCTCCGCCTTCTCCAACTGCGCCATCTCGGAACCGGACGACTTGCGCTCGACCACCGCGACACGTTGATTCAACTCGTTGATGATCCGGTCACGCGCAGCCAACTCGCGGCGAAGCGTCTCCAGCTTCTCGCGACGATGTTCTTTCGCTGCCTGACGACTTTGACGATTCCGCTCAGTCTTGGCGGCACGTTCTGCGTCCGAGTCGCTTGCGGAAATCTGCTCGTCGCCGTCAGGGGCGTCGTCAGATCCGGCAGTTAGTCGTTCGTCCTCGCCGTCGTCGTCCTGCTCAACTTGCGGCTCATCACCGATGACGGCAGAGCCATCAGCCTGCTCGTTGACCTTTAGGTCTTCGTTTTCTTCAGCCATTATCTATCCTTTATAGAATGCGGTCGAAAGATTCAAAGTGGTCAGTGATGACCATCTTGATGTCGTAGTCGTTGATGATGGCGAATATCGCTTCATCTTCGGTGTCTGGTACGGGTATTTCAAAGCGGAAGCCACCGTAACGAGGGGCGAGAACAATATCGCCCACGTTAGCCCAAGCACCCTCTTTCCACGTTTCACCGGAAGTCCGGTCGTGGTAAGCAATCTTCCCCGCACTGACGACTCGCGCCACTTGGGTATTGCCTTGGTTGAACTCCTTGGTTTCCTGAACCAAGACGATGCTTCCAACCTTCTTCGGCACCGTCCGCAACTGGATCATGATCTGGTTGCCGGTAGGGAAAGCACCCGGATCAACCTGCGGAAAATGCCGATCAATGTACTGCTCTTTGGTAAGTCCCATCTATATGCTCCTTGCATAAAAGGGTGGATCTCGGCTCCACCTATAGCCGTGCTTCGGTTTCCTCAGTGTCTTTCAATACGGCATCCACAATCTGGAGAGCGCGTTGCAACCCGCGCCACTCGCCAATTTGGACACCGTGATCGAAGGGTTGATCCTTCGGAAATTGCATGGATGCTTCCGCGTGCGACATCATTTCCTGTCGCAGTTGGATCAACACTTTGTGCGTTGTAGCATCCATTACTTGACCTTCTTGCCGGTCAGAGGGTCATACTTCTTGACCTTATGCTTGGTCTTTACAGCAATCGGTTTCGGTGCCGGAGGCTGCGGAGTAGGGGTCATTTCTTACCCACTTTTCCGCCACACTTCTTGCCGGTCAGAGCTTCTTTCTTGACAGCCTTCTTGATCAGCGCACGATCCATTTTCTCGTCGGAATGGACGGCACCACCCTTGGCGTACATCTTGAATCCCGGCTGGGAACAGTTCGACTTGACTTTGGCTAGATTCGACATTTCAACTACTCCTTTTTGGTGGATTTGGCCTTGGGGCGATTTACCAGCTTCACTTCAAGTTCAACAGGTGCAGGTGCGACATCCGGTACAGGTGTGTCATCCACCGGAGCAACTGAGACGCATTCGCCGTCGGGCATACCCCGACCTTTACCGTAGAAATTGACAAACTGTTGGATAGTCCCACTGAAGGTAATATCCTTAACCGTACCTCGGGTGCTGGTTACTCTGAACTTCATATGGAACTCCTCACGCTGCCATCAGTAAAAATGCGGCAGCGCGGCGGCGAGTACGCTGACGACGTTTGTTGCGGTGATAGTCTAAGTCTATTACATTTGTCTGTTCAATTATAGCGTTGAATACCCAAGGTGGGAGTTCTGCCAACTGATCATACGCAGTAGGACTTGCCACGACAGGGTTGAGTTTGAGCGGAGGCAGCTTCGGCTCCTCGATTCGCTCGACAATCTTTTTGCGTTTAGTCTTGACGACAGGCACTGTCTCTGCGACAACCTCAACCGGTTTGTCCTGTTTCTTGACTTTCTTGCCTGTATTCTCCTCGTACTGCTTGAGGGCTTCTTCCTGCATCTGGTAGAAGAACAGACGCCAGTAGCCAGAGCGAGCGGCACCGTGCAGGTACGCGGAGTTGAAGTACTGTGCCTTGAGGTAGTTCTGCCCGAAAAACTGACTCATGTTGCATCCAGAGTGATCGCAGTACGATTGCCTGACGAATCCACCGTCGCCGTCACCCGATCCTTCGTGTCAGCCAGATCGCGGAAGATTTCGGTTCCACTTCCCGCTCCACTCACCTTGCCTAGCAGAATGGCGTTCTGGAGGCGGATGGATTCAGCGAGGGTAGTGGTGCCGTCTACTACAGATGCGAGGACGCCTCCTGCTGTATCAGAAATAGCTTCGTGTGCATATGTCACCGGAGACCGCCCATTATCCCAACGCAAGACAGCCGCGTTCGCGTCAAGCGTGATGTCAGCGGAGTACATCCCACTCCCCATATCGGTTGTCTGCTGCCGAATGGTGAGTGGGGTTCCAGACGAGTCAAGTTGCACTACGCCGACAAGCGGGTTGCCAGCAGCAGCCGACCCAAAGTCAGCGTAGTAGACCGTCATTACAGAGGAACTTCATTCCACAGTAAACGTGACGCAACCGAGAACGTCGTTGAAGACGTTGTGTTGAGCAACGCCAGAACACCGCCGGGAGGAACGATCAGCGAACCGTCGAAGTTCTGCACACCACCAGCGGAGGGGATCATCGCCGTACTGGCAATCGTGGTGTAAGTCAGTCCTGTCAACGTGGAGAAATCCGCAGCCTCTTGGATGACAAGGTTATTCGATAAGCCCGTCAGTGCAACAGACGGCGTGAAAAACTTAGCCCGTGCAGAGCCAGTAATCAGCGTCCTGCGGTTCAGCGGGGCAGAACCCGTACTGATAGCCGTGTTGCCTGTGGACACCGCCCAGACCAACGAGCCCGGAGCCGCACCTGATGTCAGGTTGTTGGCGTACATCTGCAATGAGGCTTGCAGGATGACCAAGTTACGATCACTGGTTGCTGGATTCCAGACACCGATAATCGGCGTCGTTGTTGCCGTCAGGGTGATGGTGTTGGCGGAAAGCGCCAAGACGGTAGAGCCCCCCGAATAGAGTTCTCCCTCATTGGCAAGTTCATAGAACCGACCAGCGCCATCTGCGGTGATAGTTTGCCCAAACAGCCCCATACGGACTTCTGATTGTGCGCCATTGGAAAGAAACCGGCGACCCACTTTACCTTCAGCTAACATGATTTACTCCTTTTTAACGAAATTCAAAACCCCGATTGGGGTCTAGTTGCTGCATGTATGCAGCTTCCTGTAACAACAAGGCACGTTCTTGCAACTGCCGCAGTTCTGTAAGGTTCACCCGCAAGTTTCCGTAGTTATCTGCTTGCAGTGCCGCTGGTTGATCGACGTTGTATAACTGCGGTTCCCGCCGAGCCATTGCGGTCGCTACTGGATTGCCGTAGTACGGGATATTGGTTGATCCTGTGGCGCTGTTGGTGCTACTTTGCCGCCTAGCGGTGAAAGTGCTGTCCTGTGCGAAAGGCCGCATCACCTTCGAAGAATCTAACCCACTGACAACAACGGCGTGTGCATTCGAAGTCGTTCCAACATTAGCGGTATCTGTTAGCTGCGCGTCCGAAAGAACTACAGCCATGTTATTTACTCTTGGGGCTTTTGACAGCGCCAAGTAGAATTTATATCTGCCAGCGGTGGTATGTGTGGCAACAACTCGGATATGCGAACAGGGCGGTAAAGAAACATTGAAAGGCGAAGTAGCATAGCTCCGGGTTGTATTCGAGTTCCCGATAGCTACCCCAGTTCCCTCTAATCGCCCATACACCTCTTGCCAATTAAGACCGTTATCTAACGACACCTGAATGCCAATACCGGAAGCCATTGTCGTTGTGCAATATGCTGTTGCTGTCGCCCACCCATCCGTCGCAGGCACACTAATCGGGTACGCAGCGACGTTGGCAACAAGCGTGAAGTCGGTCTGCAAAATGACGGTATCCCCAAACGCGACTTTTGCCTCTCCGAGTGCCGTCGCCGCCTGATCGGCAGTCTGCCCCTTTGGTGTTCTGATCTGATTGAGTACCCGCCACGGCAACGAATCGTCTTGTGCGACGACAAGGGGGCCATCGCCCAAATCCTGCGTGATCTGGACTTTCCCGGTGACATCGACCGGAGTCGAATCGGTGCTTGGCGTTAATACGGGTCTAGCAGTCATTTGCTCATCCGATCAATCAGATTCGTCTTGTCGCGTGATCCTTGGGAGCTTCCGAAAAAGTAGTTGACGACACTTCCCCATGCCGTAGCGAGTGCACCGAGCATGATGAGTAGAGCTTCGCTGGGCTTGATAGAGGCATCAGACAGCATCCACCCAAGAATCCCGAAGAAGCCACCAGTGATAAGAAACGCCAAGGCACCCGGAACCCATGACCGAGTGGCGATCTGCATATCACGCGCTGATTTTGTATTCTCAACGTCCAGTTCGTCACGCTTCACCCCCAGTTCTTCGAGCTTCAGTGCGAGTGCCTGTTCGGCGGTTTTGACGGCTACCAACTGCTCGCCGGTAAGCTGCTGACTCTGGAAAGCCTGTGCGATCTTCTCTTGCGTCGGCTCGTCAATACTGAGTGCGTCACCGAGGGCTTTGACTGCCATACCCGCGAATGGGCCAGCAAGCAGCGCCGCAGCGGTTGGGGCCAGCTTCTTCAGCGTGCCTTTCCAATCGAAGTCACTCATCGTCATCTCCGTATTCTTTTGCCGCGAACGTCACGACCAGCGCGATGCAGCCGAGCATGGTCGTTACAAAGCCGATAAAGAGTAGGTCGGTCATAGCAGTCTCATCGTGAGGAAGTGTCGCCAATCGCGCTTACCGGGCCAAGGGGCATCTGTCCGGAGGCGCAAGGTCTGGATGTGGTGGCGCAGGAGGGTGACACCTCGACGCTTGCTCTGGCACTTCTCCGCTTCGCGATGAGAGGCGGTGGGGAACCAACCCTGATCCTGACTGCTGATTCGAGTAGAGGCGTGAGGGGTCATAGTCATGATTTACTGTGCCACCTGAAAGCGACGCTCTGCCAGCAAATAACCTTCAAGCGCCCACAGCTTCGCAAAGGCATCCTTGAAGGCTAAGTTCTGCCCGATTTCGAGATTGAAATTGCGAGCATCGACACATGCCGATTCACCGCGAACGCTGTACCCGTTTTCAAGCACAACGTTGCAGATTGTTGTCGTGCTATTTGGCAGAACAATGTAATCCGTTTTGGTGATTCGTTTCTCAATACCATCCTTCGTTACCTTCTCAGCCGGACGTGCAGCAATCGCTGCGTCTAGTTGGTCTTGCGTCATTGTCATACTCATGATGTGCTCCTAGATTGCGCAGAAATAGATCGCGTTTCTGCTTCGCGTTTTCATGACGGTAGCCGCCCTTCTTCAAACTCTTCGCGGCGATCCATTGAGTTGTGAATCACGATGTCATCCTCCTCATCGACAGTCGGATTGCACCAACAGGTGTCGGTCATCTCGTGCGGCTTGATGTCTTCGCAGGGGTAGATGTGCTGTTTCACGGGTATTCCTTCCAAGGAAGTTGGAAGTGAGGGCCGTCGAGAAACGTCTTCCAATCGCCGCCCCATTCAATCGGCACCCCAACTGCCTTAGCAGCTTGCTTGACCACCGCCGCGAGTTCCTTGTACTTCTTGAAGTCCCACGTTACATCGCTACCATTCATCACCGCCAGATCAACCGCGCAGGGCATCTTGCAGGCATTTGACTCAGGCACATGACGGGATCGCATGGTCTTCGACTTCTTGGTGTCGAACAGGTATTGCTGCCGTTCGATGCTGCGCTTGCCTTCCGTGACTATGAATTCTCCGGGGTATAGCGAGTCAGCATGAAGGATCACCTTCTGCAAATCAGGATGAACCTCTTGGAGTCGGTTGAGGCAGCGGGGAGTCACTGCGGCCCCTTGATGAATGCCGCCCAGAGGATGTAGCCAACCCAACTCAGGAACCCAAGAACGCCGACCTTAACCGTGTTCTTGATGACTTCCTTCTTCACATCATCTGCCCATTCACCGAATTGCTTACGGGTGAGATGGTCGTCTTTGTGACCGTTCAGGTCGGGCTTACCATCGACATGCAGGAAGGCACCGGAGCAATCCATCTTCTCAGTCCATGCTTCCAGTGACTTAATCAGCTCTGAATGCCGCTTCTCAGCAGCGAACCGCCACCCCTGAAGCTCGTCCTTGAGGGACTGGATTTCAGTGCCTTCTTCTTCCATGTGGCGGGTAAGTTCGCCGCGCATCGAATTGACGCTGGCGAGGATTTGGGTTGCGAGATCGTCAGTCATGGTTATTCAGTCTTCAATAAATTTAACGGTGAAGCCCATTACTGACTTTCGATCACCTTTGGCACACGACCGGATATTACTGTTACTAGAACACCCAATCGCTTTGGCGCACTCGGTGATCGAGTCAAACACGCGACCATCTGACAGTTCGACTTTCTTTTGCTTGGACTTATAGTCACCGCGAGCATGACGCATCTTAGCCGCAGAACTTGCATTTTCTCGTGCGACAGGTGTCTGCCAACCTTCAGCGCGCTTAGAAATAATCCGAGTGCGATAGCCGTCATCGCTCCACAATTCTTTATGCGTAACACTGATATTCTGACGCAACTGTGGGTTCTTAATGAAAGACGCCTTGATTCTCTCAGATTGCGCTTTAGCGTTGATCGGGTCACTGAGAAAATTGTGTGTCCGGATCGCTTGCTTTTTACACTCGTCTGGGTCTTGCCACCGAGTTGTGGCAGCCTTAGATAAGGTGTCGCGCAAAGCATCTGTCATTACGGTGTTTTCACCGCCTGACGTCAGGTTGTACCCGTTAGGTGCCTCGCACTGATAGTGATTGATCCAAAACGACTCTTTGTATGCGAGTTGGTCATGAATCTCAGCGATGTCTATGGCGTTTACTGAAAACGACTGATCCCCGTACTTACGCACAGCTTTGCATAGAAGACGATCAGATCCCCTGCGTGCATCGGCTAAATGACCTTTCCACCGGGAAGATACAGCGTGTTTAGTCATCCCGACGTACTTTTTACCATTCACCTGATTTTCAATCAGATAGATAAACACATCACACCTCTGGGGCCAAAAGTTTTGCAGCCAATTCCATCGTTCTAGTCTGATGTTGTGACTGATTTGCCAACATAGCTTTCAGTCCTTCAGTCATCGTAGCCAACGCATCGTGGGACCGGGATCGCTCAATTTCGGTAAGCATGTTCCGCAATTCCTCTAACATACCTGTGTCTTGTTGAGGAGCTTGGGCAAGACGCGAGGTTTCCTCTTTGACAGCTTCCCTCATTTTAGCCACTAAAAGGTTGGTCATGTTGTCTTGCTCGTTTTTGCGTAGCTCTGTAGAAGCCTTTTGAGCATTATCAGCGTCGTTCTTCTGCACCTCGACCTGCTGCTTGAGTCGCTCGACCGACTGACGGAATTCAGCCTCCATCATCGCCAGACGGTTCTCTTGCTCTAGCTTGATCTGATCCATCTGCTGCTGATGTTGAAGTGCTGCCTGCTTCATCTCCATCTCGGCAGCTTGCTTCATCTGCTCACCCTGAGCCTTGGTGGTCTCCAACTGCATCTTGCCTTGGAACTCAGCCTTAGCGCGAGCATCTTCCATCTGGGCAACCTGCATTGTCGCTTGGGTCTGCGGGTCCATCGGAGGCGGAGGAGTCTTCTTCTGCACCAGTTGTTGGGCAGCGGCGAGCATCTGGAGCAACTCACCAAGGGTCTGTTGCGCGATGGTGTCCACTGCCGCCGAGCCAACGGCCTGCACCCGCTCGGGGGAAGCATCTGGCAACAAGTGTCCGGTAGCCAGTGCCATCGACTGACCTTGGGCAACCGCTTGCGGATAGTACATGGTCAAATGTTCGCCGCAATGCGCGAGCAGTGGAGCTAGTTGCTGACCACCGTAGCCGGGACCACTACCGAAGGCCGGTGACAGGATGAACCGGAGGTGCGTCTCCATGTGGGCCAGATGATCTTGGTCAGGGAATGCCTTCAACGGAATGCCGCTCACTGCTGCCATGTTCTCGGCAACAGGCTCCATGCGCTTCGGCTTGGGCTGTTCCGGCAACAACTTGTCAGCATCCGCCACGTTCAGCAGACGCAGCATCCGGCGATGACCTTCGATCCGGTTGTACGGGATCGTCGCGTCACTCATCAACTGCATGACGGCTTGCATCTGGGCAAACCGCTGCGCTTCACTGAAGATGTTGGGGTCGCTTACCGGCGAGATGTCGTCGGTGTGGCGGAATATCTCAGGATCAATCTTCTTCCCGAGCATCCGTTCCCAGACTTCCGTCTCGGGATAGTCAGCGTTCAGGCGGCACAACACCTCCAAGGCTTTCGCCTGCGAGTGGTGCAGACGCATGTGGATGGCGCTGAATACCTTGGAGCCCTGCTCGATCATCGCCAAGGACGTACCTACCGGCATCCGGTCAGATACGTCGGAGATCTTCTCTTCGGCGGTAGCAACTACCCCCTTGCCGGTCTCGACGAGGAAGCCCATCAACTGGAACAGTACCGGATTGGGTCCGGCGAATGGGATGGGTGACACCATCTTACGGATGTCGTCAATGCCCGTCGGACCTTCGATTTCCTGAACCTGAGTTACCGCGACTTCCGTGGTTTGACCCACCAACCGTCCCGATTTGAGCTTGAGAAGCGTCGGGGCATTGGCAGCGTGAGCAGAATCAAGCAAGGCACGAAGAGCGCCAGTGGCAGCAGCAGAAAGGCCACCAATGAGGTGAGGAAGGCCAAGCTTATACGCACCACGCCAAGGAATGAATCCCCACTCAACCAACCAGTCAAGTCGCGCAAAGTCATCGTCGCCCTCTCTCCAGTTACGGTAGAGACCTACCAGTTTCTCGGTAAATACGTCGATGTGTGCAATGTAGGGGGCGACACCCTGAACAGACTCGTCCCACTCGGTGTAATCCGAATCGACGTATATCTCATAGACCTCACGCAACCCATCCTCATTGTAGGCATCGTTGTCGTCCTTACCCTCGATCTTGTTGTTGGCAACATCGACAACACTGTAATCAAGATCCTCCGCAGTCGGAGGCTTATCACCAAGGTCGATGTACAACCCGTTCTCTACCCGAGCGTCGAACTCCTGACGGGTGATGAACTGCTGATGAGTGATACGGGATGCTGAATAGAAGTTGGTGCAGTGAAACGGGAGGAACACATGGTCGATAGGGATGAACTCCACCCGCTTACGCCGACCGTCGTGCCACATCTTGAGGTACTGGGAGCCGCCCATTGGCAACTGTGACAGCAGGGACTCCTGCTCATCACGGTACTCTGGGATGAGGCGGGTCAATTGCAGGTTGAGGATGTCCCGCTTGGTTGTCGCGATCTCAAGGCGCTCGGTGTCGTCATCCGAGATAATGCTTGTGCGTACCGGCCCACCGGACGGGAACAACTCCTTGATGGCTCGTGCCTCGAAGTCCACACAGGCTTCGGCCAGCATCGGATGCACCACACGGGATGCACCGTTGAACTGAGCGCCACCGGGGGCGTCATCACCGAGGCCAGAACGCCGGAGGCCATCCTCGTACTGTTTCTGCCGCTTCTCACGGGACTCTTTGTCCCGTGTAACCGCTTCAATCAGGTCGGAACCAACCTGCAACCGATCCTGATCGGACATCGGCTCGGCAAGGTTTTCGTCGAACGTGGATTCGGTCTCTACATCAAGAGCAGCCATGTCAATAATGGCAGAACCGTCATCCAACTCGGTGACGGCCATTTCGGGGTCTTCTTGGAAGACCTCAGACGATTCTACGGGTTCCATAGTAGCCCTCGGGCTGAATTTCAACTAATGATAGCACAAACCTATCGTGAGTATCGAGCCAATCCGCCGGTAGCCATTGGGTGCCGTGGGGGATTCCCCGTGTGCATCCGACCCTGAGGACTCATATTGGTGAATTGCGGCTTACCTTTGGCAGGCCTGCGCCCGAGAATCCTGTCAATCTCTGCGGCGATCCGCTGCATCTCGGCTTGCGGATCACGGGGACGACCCATCACGCGCACATCCTGACCAAGAGTCTCCAGTATGTCGAGGCCGGGAGCGTTGGGGTGCAACCCCTCGGGGCCACCACCACGAATCGCTGTGGGGCGCTCCGACATCGGGATGGGCGGCTGACCGCTATCACGCCCAGTATACTGCGCCCCCCGACCCTGAAGCCGACCACGGAAGGATGTGTCAGGAGTGGGGAGTCCGTGGTTGAGAAACCCTAACTCATCCGCGCTTGCACCGGGGGCTGCTGAGTACAGGCCATCAGGACCACCACGCCCCGGTATCGGAGTTGGCATCTCTTGACGCATTCTGGACAGATCCAACTCACCCTGCCCACGCATCGCCGTCTTCGGACGCGGCATCGACCCCATGCCGTATTCTTTAAGCATTGCATACGCCTGATCATCCGACAACTGCGTACCTGACCCCATGCCGGGGAGAGACATCTGCCTCGGATCACCACGCAGGGAGTAGGCACGGTCGGCCAACTCGCTACCGCGCGCAGATACGGCAGGGTCAGCACTACGCATCATGTTGTCAGCCGTAGTGTTCAACTTGCTTTGAACATTCATCCCGTAGGGGTTGGTGGGTTTAGCCGCAGCGATTGTAGGTTCGATGCGACTTGCCGCACTCAGACCACCCCGGCGAGAAGCCATTTGGGCAATCTTCGGCACCATTGCCGCCGCTCCGGGTATTGCCAACATCGCCAAATCCAACTCAGGGGCAACCGACTCAACACCTTGAGGATTGAATCGGTGGTTGGTTGCGAACATCGGGTCTTCTTGAGAGTATGTCTCTGTGTGAGTGTCACCCTTCGGTGCGCGAAGAGCCTCAATCAGTGCAGCCAGATCGCTTGTGGAGCCGACCTCGGAGTCAATCGCTGCGGTCATGCGGTCAGCAGGTGCCGCCATAGAGCGCGTCGGTGCAGCGGGTGCCGCATAGTTCGCCATGCGACGCATCTGACGGTCGTCAGAGGTGTTGTCGACCCGTGGTCGCGATGGTCGGGCCATCGGCCTCGGAGCGTCACGCGCTGCGCGCTCGGCCATTTCCTGACCAATGAGGGACTCTAACGCGTTGGTGTCGATACCACCCGACGCTTCGATGGCTGCTTTAATTGCGCTGATTCTATCGGACATTTTGGTTCCTTAATTGGACGAGACCACCGCGTTTCTCAGTTGGCTCGAAATGATGGATCAGATCGTCCACCTTCACACCTGTCGCTTTTTCAAAATATGCTGGGTCAAATGGATATTGAGCAGCCCTCTGATCTGGTGTCAAATTCATACGATGTTGAGTTAATCGGGCTTCCGCCTCACCCCCAAGTCGTTGGTACGCTTGAAACTGAGGTAACCCTTTATCTGCTTGAGCTAATATGTCGGACACACTCTCAAACTGTCGCAAAATAGGGGCGTAATCTTCACCCAAATCATGCTTGCGTAGCATTTGTTGGGACAAGTCTTGCTGAATAGCTTTCAGCCGATTAAACGTCATAGCGTCAGGTGATCCACCCAATCCGAAATTTTCTAACCGTTGAACACCATGTTGTACTTCATGTAGTACTGGTGATTTAGCATTCGGCCCCTGAGCTATCAACTGCGGATAAAACTCATGGTAGTCTGGCCCATCTCTACTATAGCTTCCCTGCTCGGGGACATTTTTCCCCTCATAAATAGCCGACTGCTTTTTCCGCAGTTCAGGGTAGGCATCAAACAACTCAGGGTGGTTTAACCCTTTATCCAAGTCACCGCTGGCTGATATTTCCCCAGATTTCCCTTGGTGTGAAAGGTTCGTTTTTGCGGAGTTGTCCGGTATCTCAAACCGCCATTGA